TTGAAGGATAGTGGCTATGAAAAAAGACCGCCCTACCAGCACCGGGGACTACCAACTAAGACCATGCAAAATACAGATAATTTCGATCCCGACGCCGACCCGATGATTCAGGCGTCAAGGCGTTCATTCCAGACCCGTAAGCGCATCGAGCAGGCCGAAGCCCTCGTTCGCTTTCAGGGCTCCCCGCTGACATGGAAGGCCCGCTACGACCGGATGAAAGCCTACTACGGCATGGCCGATCAGCAGGTGGCCGACATTACCGGGCTGTCGGCTGGTAGCATCCGTACGGTCGTTAACTCGAAAAAGCAGGATTTCCCTCGCTGGCTGAAGCTGGTTATCTGGGTGTTCGAGACTGAGACGGGCCTTAACCAGGGCGCGACGGTAAATCTATAGCCGGGTGATCCGTGCAGAAAAGGCGCACGCTATCCCCGTATCTTACGCCCACTATCAGATTTATCGGCGCAAAAGAAAGAAAATGTTGTACTTTATCAAGTATTTTACCTTGTGCTATTGACAAAGTATATACTTTATTCGTATCTTTGATGCAAGCAAACGGGAGACAAACCAACCCATGCTGACAGAAACAATGGCAAGCGCATTCATCACCAATCAACTGGCAAGCTCTTACGGTCAATACTTGGATCGTGGCATGAAACTGCAAATCCGCGAAACAGACGCAACGGGTTGGCCTAATACAAAATCTGCCGGCTATACCGACCCTCACTACAATGATGACTACAATCAACTGATTGAGTCAATCGCTCAGGTTTCCGGAAAGGATGTTGAGTTTGTAAAATCACACGTTGAACTGGTATGACCAATGCTGAAATTCTGCGCGACGAGGCCGAGAAGGCCCGTCGCGCCAACAAGTTGACCGAGTACGAAGCCAAATTTGTTTGGGACACAATCCGAAATGCAGACAAAAAGGCACTAAAACGGTTGACCTCTGCTCAGTATGATTTACTACGAATCTGCGCTGATAAAGCCCCAAAGCGCCGAGCCGGCAACACAGATAAGCCTGTAACCCAAACGGCTATACCCCTAAAGCTCGACAATGACTTGGTGGCTTGGCTTAAAGATTATGAGGGAGAAAAGCGTAATACCTTTATCAATAAGGCGGTTAAAGAGCGCATTGATCGTTTACAAGCCATGCTAGATGAATCGCAGAGATTAGAGGATTTAGACGACGATTCGATATTGTAAGAGGTCGCTGTAACCGAGCGGCTGGACCGGCTCGAGCATCTGGATGAGGACGCGCAAAACGCGGAATAATTTACCGACCGGGCTTGGTTAAGTCGTTGGTAGTAAGTATATTACGGTATGGAAACAAAGCAGATGGATTGAAACTGCAAAAGAGCAATGAAGGAATTATTCGACGCAACCCAAGTGCCTCAACGATGCTACGATTACCTGCTATTTTGGCATGACGACAACAAGGCGAGCGCGAAAAATGGCGTAGTGGTACTTGGCTATAGGTATGGCAAACAAAGCCTATCCGCACTTACAGGTGAACAGTTCTGGGATTTTTTTCATTATGCTACCCAAAAAGATGTTGAACGACATGGCTTACACTTGGTATAACTTCACAGATGAGATAACTAGGATGGAGGTCTATACAATTGACGGACACCAATTGTACGGCGATTCTGATTTTGTTGTCAGAATTTTTCGGGAGCGAGTCATAAAATATTCGTTCGGTACTCAAACCGAATATCGGTTTTTTCCCCAGATCGATAATGAGCGATTAGAGGAGCGTTGGGAAATTGGCGATGCTGTACAGGGCTACAGGAAAATCAAGGAAGCGATGAAGGCGGCAGAGGAGGAGCTTGAAAAATTAATAGCTCAATACCCAGATCATACGTGAGCCTGACTCTTCACCCAGCCAACCCTCAACTATTGATAATGCCCCGCAAAGCCAAGACCCTCCCGCCCCTGACCGACGCCGAACGGGCGCGGCAGATCGCAGAGTTTGAAGCAGTGTTTTACTTTACATCAAACCAGAACAATGAGAAAACTAACGATAGGGCAGAGAGTGGGTTACACCCCGATACCAAACGAGACGTACAAAGTGGTAGCGGTTCGTAGAGGTAACAAGCACGGTCGAAACGTAAAGATCGCTGGCGACTTTTCGGGCGGATACCAATATCCGCAAAGCGATTGGGTACGCCGGGACACCCTAACACCCGCGACTGCATGACCACGACCACACCCACCTTGTCTGCGGCCCAGCTGGGGCGGCATATCGGGCAAACTGTACAGGTTGACGCGCCGGGAACGCCTGAGCATGAGCAGCGCGGTACGCTCGCTGCTGTGCTTTTTTTGCCCGGCGATGCATCTCTCGCAACAGTCGGCTTTGGCCCTCGGTTGCTATACCGCGATTATCCCCTGTCTGCTATCCGCCCCGTGCTGCGGTTGGTAACGGACGTGACGGATGCCGAGTGGCGGGGGGTCTTTGGGGCGGACGCAAAGTTTATTCGGAGCGCAGAGCAGGTAGCTATTCGATACTACGCTGCTATTGACGTTCAGGTAGCGACCATTAATAACGATGGTGATATATGGCTGGACAATAACCACGGAGAAAGCGCACACCTGAAAGCCGCTGACCTGATCGACTACCTCGACAGCCTGGGTATCGATTCGCGGGGGCTGATTCAAAAAGGGCTCGCGGTGCGGGCTGAAAATGGCTAACCCCTTGCGTGGGGAATTATTTTTTTGTACTTTTACTTTGAAAATAAAAGTACTTTGTGTATAGAGTACCCACCGCAATATGGCAGCACATACCGGCAATACATTCGCAGAAGGCAACGACGGCGGACGACCTTCCAAATACAAGGAGGAGTACGCTGAACAGGCGTATAAGCTCTGCTTGCTCGGGGCAACCGATGAGGAGCTAGCCGATTTCTTTGGGGTTCACAAGGATACGATCTACGCGTGGCGCGCTGCTCATCAAGAGTTTTCCGACTCCATAAAGGCTGGCAAAATATCAGCCGATATGAATGTAGTTAATGGCCTGTATAACAAAGCGATAGGTGCTGAATGGGAAGAGGAGCAGGCTTTTAAGGTGAAGCGCGGGCAATTTGAGGAGGAGATAGAGATTGTCAAAGTAAAACGTGTCGCCCCTCCCGACTTTCAGGCTATCTCTTTGTGGCTCCGAAACCGACAACCTACAAAGTGGCGGGATAAGGTCGATCACGAACATTCGGGGCCGGATGGCGGGCCGATAACCTTCTTTGAATTGCCCCGCAAAGGATCGTGAGTAACCGCACCGTCATAAGGCCGCAGCATGGATACCAGCTCAAGGCGATGGCCTCTGACGCTGATATACTCATTGGTGGCGCATCGGCGGGCGTGGGCAAATCGTACGTACTATGCCTGGAAGATCTGTACCACGTCGATAACCCACAGTTCGGCTCGGTCACGTTTCGACGCACCAAGCCGCAAATACGGGCCAAAGGCGGGCTATGGGATACCTCATCGGAGATATATCCGCACCTGGGAGCAACGCCCCGGCAGAATGAACTGGAATGGGTGTTTCCCTCCGGCGCTACGGCTAAGTTTGCCTCCCTGCAATATGAGCAGGACGTACTAAACTGGCAGGGGTCGCAGATACCGTTGATCAAATTCGATGAGCTGACCCACTTTACCAAGTCGATGTTTTGGTACATGATTAGCCGGAACCGTTCGACCTGTGGCGTAAAACCCTACGTACGGGCGACCTGCAATCCCGACTCCGAGAGTTGGGTATACGAGCTGATCAAGTGGTGGATCGACCCCGAGACGGGTTACCCGATACCCGAACGGGACGGGGTGATTCGGTACCTGGTCAAGCACGGCGACGACTACATATGGGGTGACACCAAACAGGAAGTCATCGAAGCCGCCTGGTTTTTTATCGGCCCGTTGGTCGAGAAGTCGGGGCAAGCCGCCGAGGACTTCGTTAAGTCGGTTACGTTCGTTTCGGGTAGCATCTATGACAACCGGGCGCTGCTGGGTAAAGATCCCGGCTACCTGGCTAACCTGGCCGCGCAGGACGAACAGATTCGTTTACAGCTACAGGACGGGTGCTGGAAGCCCGCCCCCTCTGATTTGGATATATACGACTATGCATCGTTTTGCGGGCTGTTTGATAACCTGCGGAACGTCGATGAGGTTGGGCGATACATCACGGCTGATATTGCTGGAAAAGGCTCCAACAAGTTCATCGTCGGCGCGTGGCACGGCTGGAAGCTGGCGGATATTGCAATCCTCGACAAAAGCGACGGGCCTAAAGTAGTGGAAACGATCGGCAATATGGCCAAACTGCATAACGTCCCGAACCGGCATATTACGTTTGACGCGGACGGCATCGGCGGACTGTACGAAGGCTTCGCCCCCGGCGCTATTGCGTTTCATAACGGGGCCGCGCCTTTAGAAGCCCGCGACGATGCCGGAAAGAAGGTAAAAGAGAACTATTTCAACCTGAAAACGCAGTGCTTTTACCGCACCGCCAACCGCACCAAGCAAGGCGATATGGCTATAGCTGAACACGTCGCCAATCAGATGTACGACACTAAAATGACCGTACGCCAGCGGTTTATGCATGAGCGCAAGGTCATTAAGCGCGACAAGCCCGATAGCGACGGTAAACTGCGCGTTATCCCAAAGGATCAAATGCGCGTCAAACTAGGCGGCAACGGGGAAAGCCCTGACCTGATGGATATGTTCTGCATGCGTGAAATCTTCGACCTCAAACCAAAGGCCCGCCAATGGGCTGTCCACTGATGCTTATCCTGCTGATTCTCCTGCTGGTCCTCAACGCCGTGGTTACGGCTATCGTCACGCTGCTGTCGCTCGACAGTAAGGCCCCCGCCCAACGGCGCTATGGCCTCGCCCTGGCGGCTGTGCTGCTGCTGAATACCCTTGTCTTTCTCACCGTATACGTCTCTTACGCCCATGGGTCTCTTATCCAACATTAAGGCCGCGCTGCCTACCAGCCGCGACCGCTACCTACCCGATCCGGCCCTTATCGCCCGGCAGACGGGTATCAACCGCTTTGGCCTGACGGGCTGGGCGTCGCTCGAATTGTTCCCGGCCGAAAATCCGGTCCTGCTACAACAAGGCTACATGGAGAACCATTACGTGTTCACCATTGCTGACTGGAAAGCGCAGCGCCTGGCGATGGCTCCCCCGATTCAGTACGAGGTGAAGGATCAGAAATCCTACCGCAAGTTCAAAGCCTATACGCCCTACCAGAAGGCTAACGAGTACGTCTTACGCAGTAAGGCACTGGCTGAAGTAGAGGACGAGCGCGACGTAGTGAACCAATCGCTGGCCCAGCCCAACCCATTGCAGACGTGGGGTGAGTTGATGTACGCCTTGTCGGTATATTGGGACTTCGGGAACGCCCTGCTCTACGGCCCCCAGGTTCAGGGTGGCCCAAACGATGGCTTTGCCCGTCAGCTGTTTCTACTCCCTACGGGGCAGTACTCGGGCAAGAACGCAAGCATATCGGGCTTTGAGTATTTTGTTGACGTACTTAGCTCGACGCCACACCCGCTGTCGCAAATCGAAGGGCGGAGCGTATTGCACTTACGCCGGTTCAATCCCGATCCGACGTTGCAGGGTGGTCAGTTGTGGGGCATGAGCAAGTTAGCCCCGGCGCGTCGGCTGCTCACCAAGTCAATCAACGCCCTTGACGCCGAGGCCGAGGCCATGCAGAACCGGGGGAGCCGTTCGATCATTTTCCCTAAGTACTACGAAGGCTTTGAGCCGCCAGCGGGGTCCGAAGCCGAAAAAGCTGGGGAGGATATGCGCCGAAAGCTCAAACAGGCCGGCTCGGGCGGTATCGCTACCAACAGCATTGAACTCGGGAGTATCAACATCGGCGCTAGTCCGGTAGACCTGAACATCCTGCAAAGCAACATTGGCACCAAAGAGGAGTTTTGCGCCCTGTGGCACCTCGACGCCAATAGCGTATTTTCCTCTACTACCGAGGGTAGTTTGGGCGGCAACAAGCAGGAAGAAGCCAACAAGGCCAGCCTGCGGGGCGGAGTATTGCCCGATCAGGCGCTTATCTACCAGAAGTTATCCGAGTGGTGGCTCGGCCCGTATAATGCCCGCAACAAATACGAACGGCATATCGAAGCCAACACGGACGTATACCCCGAGTTGCAGCAAGACAAGAAAGAGCTGTTTAGCTGGCTGTCTATGGTGCCGCTGACGGGCGACGAGATGCGCGAAGCCGCCGGATACGAAGCCATCGGTACGCCGGAAATGCAGGTGCCGCTATTGGCTACCGGACGCCAGCCGATTACCGACTTTGCCCAGCCCGATCCGGCTGCTGACCCGGCATCTGACCCCGCCAACGACGGCACGTATTAACTTGCATAAGTCGTTGTTTTTGTGTATGTTACGCTAGAAACAAAACGCAAAACAGATCATGACAACACAAACCGTACTGGCCGAAATTGTGGCCATATCGAAGGACCTGGAGAAGCCGGAACTGGCCTACCAGCACGACGCCTTGTTAGCGCAACTGAGCGCCCTGAATGAATATATCGGGGCTAAACGTCTTGTGCAATGACGACGATTTATATCAACGATGTATTTAGCCTGACCATTCACCCGATTGGTATGGCTATACTCCTTGTGGTGGGGGCATACCTCGTCATTCGGCGGTATCGACGGAAAGGGCCGGGTATGCCGCCTCACTGGCTAAACACAAAGAGTAGCCGCGAGTACTACAAGGACTACAAGCGGTTGCGGCTCGAAAATAACGAAGTAAACAAAGCAGATACTCGTAAGTGATGGAATGGATAGAGCAACCGTGGCCAGCTGACGCAGAGCCATATGAGTGGTACGCGACCGCTACCGCGCAGATACCGTTCGGAACTGTTAGTATACTTCACCCTGTAGAAGCCAACGAGTTTGTAGTGCACCTAAACGGCGAATGCATTGGATGGGCTGACACGAAAGACGAATGCAAAGAGGTTGCCCGGCGCTGGATATGGGTTCGCGCTAGTCTCCTGGCACAACAGACGGCACCAGCTACGCTATGACCCCCAACCAGCGCCATACGCTCCACCAGTCGTTTTTACGCTGGCACGCCGGACAGGAACGCTACGCCAAGCGCGTAACGCTCGTCCGGCTTCGGGCTATGGCGTTGGCGGTCATTGCCCAGGTGCGGGCGGGTAGCGAGTGGGAAGAATCCGTTAGCCCCGAGGCTCACGCGGCCCTGCTCGCCGACATCTACGGCGAAGTGGGCATGCAGTCGGCGATCCGTGAGTACAGCCGGTTACTGAGCGTCAAGAGCGCGCCGGTGCTGATGCTCACCAAAGACCGCGACGGGCCTGGCTTATCCGAACCCGCCAGTGACCCCGGATTGCTGACCATTCAGCGCAGTAGCCCGACGTGGCGGCAGCGCATGATGCTGTTGGCCCGGAGCAGCGAGAGTGCCCAGCGGGTGACGCAGATGAGCGCCCACACCAAACAGTTGATTCGCGATGTGCTGACGCGCGGAGCCGAGCAGGTATGGGACATTCGCAAGATAGCCCGGCGCTTGCGTGAGGTGATAGCTGACCCGGTGCGGGCCTTGCTCATTGTCCGGACAGAAACGACCCGCGCGGCTAGTGTGGGGGCGGAAATGGGAGCCAGCGCGACGAATTTGATCCTGAACAAAGTATGGATTGCGACTAACGACGCCCGTACAAGAGCGAGCCACCGGGCCATGCTGAGGAGCAAACCCGTACCCAAAGATGGCGTGTTTATCGTGGGTGGCAAAGCGATGCGCTATCCGGGCGACCCGGCCGGCGGTCCCGCGCAGGTGTGCCGATGCCGATGCAGTGTAGTCTACGTGCCGAGCGTGAATTTGTTTGATAATTAGACAGAAAACAGAACATGAAAACAGTAATAACCCTTGTATTGACCCTCATCGTGTCCGCTTCGTTTGGGCAGGCTATTGATAATCCGGCGATGGCCGAGCGTGTGGTGCGGTTGTTTGAAAAGTACCCGCAAAAAGCAGAGATACGAGAGTCCAGCCCGGAAAGGTTGAAGCTGTTCATAAATAAGCCAAACGTTTACGCGGTTGGGTACGAAAGTGATTACAAAGTCGCTACTGTCAGTTATGCAGAAGGTGGCTACACGACTCATGTAGAGTGGTACAAGTTAACCCCAGCGCAATTTGCCAGGGTAAACCGCATCTACCTGGCTGCATACGTGAAGTTTAAGAAGTCTAAGGCGGTTAACACTCAACGGGTAGCCAAAGAACTCGACACGTTCTAATCTTGCTTAATTAACTCATTTTGTGTATATTACGGTAGAACACAGACAAATAGAATCATCATGGAAACAAAAGTAGTAGCCCGAAGAATAGCGCCCCAAATGCTATCCCAGACCACACGGCAAACCACGCTAGTATGGCTTGATTTTGCGCGGGTATGGGAAAGGGTTGTTCCAGCGGATAGTCCTTTTTATGCGCAAGGCTATCGTATCGTATCACGTTGGGAGTTAGGCGACATTCAGGTAAATATCTATACGCTGAACATTGGCGACCTGGCCGATAAAGCGGTACTGGTTGGCAGTTCGGCTCCCATCGACACGATCGGGCAATTACACGCCATTATTTACTCTGGGCAGTAGAACACAGACACGGAAAGAGATGAAAGAATTGGCAATGAAGTATGGGGCGGTATGCCGATTTAGCTTATTGGGCTATCAGGTAACGCTGAAGGATACGAGCCGTCACGCGTCGCTGTTTAGTCAGCGCAATGGTTACGGCTGTAAGCGATATGTTATAGGGAAATATCTCTTAATCGTAGCTCATAGCAAATGAAACCAGCGACAGTACGAGTATCTAGAGAATTCCACGACGCTATGGTAGCTTGGCAGGAACGGGAAGAACGCGAGTGGCGGGCTAATATTCGTTCAATGAACGCGCAGATGGACGCCCGTATGGGGGTGCCAAAGCCGCGCCCTGCGCTAACTAAACAGGATCGAGCCGACTTAGGACTGCGCCGTTTTGCTTAATAGAACACAGACACGATGAAAACGATCATAGAGCAGATTAAGAAGGCGCTGAAACGGGCAGAGGTTACTCACCCTAAGCGTATATCGTTAGAGGTTGCCAAAGAGCGGCTTCGTTGGGCGGTAGAGGGGACAAGTTTAGAGCCCCATACAGACCGAATTTACCGCGCTTTTTCGACCACATCACGGTATCTATTGGTAGAGCCTGAGCGGTTACCCGATGGCATGTTTGTGCTGTCTACAATGATTGCAGTTGGATATATTAGCCAGCATGATTTACATGCACTTGGCGACTACTTTCCCGGCGCATCACGGCTGTTTGCACTTGCCCTGAGCATGTCCAAGGAAGATTTCATTAGCGCCGTAAATAGCAACAAACTACACACCGATGATGTATTGATGTACGCAGTCGAGTACATCGAAGCCCAGACCCGCTCATGACCCCCAAAGACCTACGCGATATTGCCGCCTACTGGGGCGCTACCTGTAGCTACGAACTGCTGTGGGGTGATGAGTGGCGCGCGTTTACCGAACCCGTGGCACAGTTCCTCTGGGAAGTATACGGCAAAGAAACGCCGTTTGTCTACGGTCAGGACGTGCGGGGGTTTAGGTTGCATCTGCGTGAGTCGGTCTTAACTGAAGAGGAAAGAAACCAGGCTTTGACGTATGTTAATCTACCCCCGGAATTTGTAAAAGACTGGCATATTGGCTTGCGTTACAAAGGCGTACCCCTAACAGCAGCTACCGCAACGCTTGTCTCCTACTTGCAATCGATCGGCGTGTATGTGCCAGGAACCATAGACCCCCAATTTGTGCAGTTGAGTTAATCCCCCATTACCCACCACCGCAACGTATGAACACCGGAACTGAAGCCCCCACCATTCATCAGGCAGCGGTCGAACTGGCCCGCGAGAAGCGCAAGGCCGACCCCAAGCTGTCCATGCCCGAGACGTTCGAGGCGGTACAGGAAGCCTTTCCGCCCAAGTACGGCCTACGCTACGATTCAGCGTATCGCACGTTTTTAAATCACTATTACAGTAAACGGGCGTAATTATTGCCAAATTGGCAATGAATCCTTGCAATTCCTGCAACAATGCAAATGAGCTAATGTAGCAACTTCACGGCAACGAACCCCATCCATTCGCTGCCCGTTTCCGTGAAGTACAAACTAACCGACGCCCCCGGTCAAATTAAAGACGCTGACCCCAAGACCGGCGTCGTAACGGGCTATTTCTCCTGCTTCGGCAACAAAGACTCTGACGGCGATATTATCCGCCCCGGCGCGTTCACCAAGACCATCCTGGAGAACGGCCCCGATTCTGCCAAGCCCCGCATCAAGCATTTATTGGATCATCGCACCAATCAATCGATTGGGCGGCTCACTGTGCTCAAAGAGGACGGGTTCGGCCTGTATTACGAGTCCCAGATCGGCTCTCACGCCCTGGGTATGGACTTCCTCAAAATGGCCGAATCCGGCCTGATCACGGAGCATTCGATCGGTTACAGCGTCATTAAGGGCAATCCGACCCAGGACGCCTACGAGCTGCTCGAACTCAAGCTCTATGAGGGTTCCAGTCTCCAGTTCTACGGAGCGAACCCCAATACCCCCCTGACGGGCATCAAGTCCGAGGGGGATCTTCTGCATTACCTCCACCTCGTCGATAACCAGCTCCACAAAGGCACCCTGACCGACGAGACGTTTGCCCAGCTACAAGCCCATTACGATGCGATTTCCGCCGTTTTGAAGGCCCACAAGCCCCCCACTGAGCCGGAACCCTCCACTCAGCCGGACGCCGAAGCCGCCCGCAAAAGCGCCGAACTCATCGCCCAGTTCATCAAAGAATCATTCACGCTTTAATCCAGCCGCTGCCCACCGTAGCGGTACTCCCATGAACGAAGAAGAAGTTAAAAAAAGCATCAAAGAAGCCGCTGAGGCTATCAAAGCCAAGCAGAACGAGATCGAGACGGCCGTTGGTAAGAAAGCCTCGCAGGAAGCCGTAGACGCCCTGTTTTTGGAGCTGAAAGGCAAAATGGAAGAGTTCGAGAAGAAGTCGGACGAAGCCCAGAAGCAACTCGACGCCCTATCCACCAAGCGGCCCGGCCTGAACGGCAACGGCGAAGCCCCCAGCCTGAAGGGTGAGATTTCGCAGTTTATGACCAAAGGCCGCGTCGAAGAAATCCGCGCCGGTCAGAAAGCCTCGTTTACCGTGAAGGCTGCGGCTAACATGGTAGCCTCAAACACAAACGGCGGTGGCCGCATTCCGGTATGGGATCGGGAGCCGGGCGTAGCTAAGCAGCCCGACCGTTCGCCCTTCCTGCTCGATCTGATCTCGGTGGGCGCGCTTAATAGCGACACTATCAGCTGGGTAGAACGCACCGACCGTCAGGGTGGCGCGGCTCAAACGGCGGAGGGCGACAAGTACAGCCAGTTCTCGGCGACGTATACCGAATACAGCCGGGCTGCCGAGTACTCGACCGTCTACAGCAAGGTATCGAACAAGAACCTGGACGACATCGATTTCCTGGCCGACGAAATCGGCGGGGAGCTGGTTAACTCGCTCGAACTGCTCATCGACACGCAGCTGCTGTCGGGTACGGGTACGTCACCTCAGCACAAAGGCATACTGACCTACGCGACGACCTTCGCTAAGCCGACCGGCTTTGAGACCAAGGCGGCTCCGAAGAAATACGACGTAATGTGCGCAGCTGTCCTGCAAGTACAGAACGCCCGGTACTACCCCTCGGCTATCGTGCTGCACCCCACCGACGCGGCTAACATCATGCTTGACGTGAACACGCAGGCAGATTACCTGAAGCCGTATTTCGTGACACAGGATCAGTCGGGCGTCGTTCGCTTCATGGGTATTCCGATCATCGAAAACCTGGGCATGACGGTAGGCTCGTTCCTGGTAGCCGACTTCTCGAAGGCTAAACTGTTCCTGCGCCGGGGCATCTCGGTGAACATCTGGGATCAGAACGAAGATGATGCCGTGAAGGGCTTTAAGACCATCACCGGCACCGCCCGCGCTGCGTTCCGCGTGAAGGGCGTTGAGGCCCCGGCCTTTGTCAAAGGCGCGTTCTCAACCGCTGTTACCGCCATCACGACCGTCTAGTATGCAGCACATTAAGTTCCTGGAACCCGTTGGCCCACACGCTGCGGGTTCCAGTGCACTAGCCGATTACGATACCAGCCACGCGCTGGTTAACGGCGGAAAAGCCCTGCTGATCGGCTACGAAGACGAACTACCCGCTGGTCATGCTATCCCCACATTCGGCACTGCACCCGCGCTGGTAGAGCCGGAAGTCCCCGCCGAGCCGGATCAACCAGCTGAAGGAACTCCCGAGGTTGAAGAGGCTCCCGAAGTCGAGGAGAAGGCTGAAGACCTTGTTGAAGACGATAAGGTTGACGAAACCGCAGCCGACGAAACCACTAAAGAAGACAAGCCCGCACGAGGGCGCAGAACCAAGTAATCATGCAGACCACCGCCCCGAAAGTTACCGTCACCCGTAGCGCGCCCGACCCCAACGAGCTGGACGCGCTGCTTGACCGGCTGAAGGGGCTGCTGGCTATCGATTTTCTCAGCCACGACCCGCGCTTACAGCAGTGTCTCTCGTCAGCCCGTAGGCAAATCGAAAAACACACGGGAGTACTCGTAGACGCGGGTCAGGTTGAGGTCTTTTGGCGGGAATGCTACGATTACGTCGAGCTGCCCTATGGCCCCGTAACGGGGACTATCACAGCTACCAACGGCGCGGGAACGGCGCTTACGCTGCCCGCGCTCGGCACTGGCTTTGTCACGCTCACGGGCGATTACACCGATGGGCTGAAACTCAGCTACGCAGCGGGGTATACACCGGACACGCTGCCCGATGATCTGGCGGAGGCTATTCTGAGACTCGCGGCCAATCTGTTTGACGACGGCGTACGCAATTGGAAATCCCTGGCGCGAGCGCATTCACGCTACAGCTGGGCCATATGAGAACCGAACCGATTCAGTTTCTCGAAACCCAGCGCGTGCCGGACGGTGCGGGCGGCTTTACGGGCGCTCAGGAGGTGATGCACACCACGCACGGCACGTTCGAGCCGCTCAAGGGCTCACGCGATCTGGCAGGCAATCAGGTGCGGCTCAAACAGGCGTATAAGCTCACCATCTGGGCGAACCCCGCCTACACGGTGAAAGCCGGTACGCTGGTGAGCGTCGCGGGCGTACGGGCGACCGTGCAGCAGCTAAGATACTTAGACGCCATGCGCCGGAGACTTGAAATCATCGCCGTGGAAAATGGCTAAGAGCGCGGTCACGGTCAAGGGCGTGAGTCAGTTACAGGGCTTTTTCCTGCGGTTAGCCCCCCGCGTTCGACGCGAAGTGCTGACCATCACGGAGACTACCGGGCGATTGATGGAAGCCGACGCTAAACAGCGCGCTCCGGTCGATACGGGCAAGCTGCGCCAGTCGATCACCTACGAGCCGACCAATGGCGGCTTTGGAGCGGGACTCTCGGCGAACGTCGCCTACTGGGCCTGGGTCGAGTTCGGCACGGGTGGCCTGGTCGAAGTGCCGCCCGGGTTTGAAGACCTCGCAGCGGGCTACAAGGGCAAGGGTAAACGCACGATCAACCGCGCGGCCCAGCCGTTTTTGATTCCCGCTTTTTTGAAGTATCGGGATGCGTATTACGAACAGATCAGCGCAGCCCTAGACCGATTACTACGATGAAACTAACAATCCAGCACAACCAAACCACCATCACGATTGAGGGCGATAACGTCGCACAATCAGTCATTAATCGCTGCGTAGCCGCCTTACACGGAGAGGATGAGACTATACAGCTATCAAGCAAAATCAAAGGCAGTGACATCGTTGCGGTACTGAACCGGCAAACCAATGCCTTTGCGCGCGGAGCCTTGCAGTCAGGCGTAATAGCGCAAAAAGTCAACAAAGAGACGGGTAAACTCGAGTGGGTTAGCCCTGTCACTCCACCACTCGCTTAGTCATGAAAGACGCCGGTTTTGCTCTCGCCCAGGCGTATACAACGCTACTCGCTAACCTGACCTATCAGAACCAGCCAGTACCGCTGTACAGCCTGAAAGCGCCGGACGACGCGGTAAGTCCCTACGTGATTCTCGGCCCCTGGCAGGGACAACGGGACAATACCAAGCAGTCGTTCGGGCAGACGGGCGAAATTAACCTCGATGTCGTCACCCGCTTTGCCGGGGACGTCGTGAGTAAGAAGGCGGCTAGTGACATCGCCGACCTGATCACCAACCTGATTACCCCCACCCCCGGCGCGACGCTCAGCGTCCCCGGTTTTTCGTGCTGGCTGACGGTCGTCAGTAGCACCCAGGACATTTCAATCGAGACAGACACTGAAACACTGATACGTAAACTAATTACCGTCCAGCATTCACTTACGCTTTAACCGGGCTAACGCCCTTATCCAACTATGGCTTTTAACGGCACATTACTCCGGCTGAAAATGAAACCCACGGGAGCACCCGCATTCCTGTTGGTAGCCGAAGAAACCAAAACCAACCTCGACCTCAGCAAAGACACGTTCGAGACCACTAACAAAGACTCGGGCGCGTGGCGTAGCCGGATCTCCTCGTTTAAGTCGGGCGAGATTCAGTGCGAAGCCTACATCAACTATACCGCTACATCGGGCCATCTGACGTACGCGCAGCTGTGGGCCATGTTCAACGGGAACGTCTCGGTAGACTGCGAGTTCTCGACCGACGCCGTGGGCGACTTCAGCCTGACGGGCAAATTCCACGTAACCAAATTGACCAACGACGCTCCGACCGAGCAGGGTGCTACGGTATCGTTTACGCTGCTGTCTGACGGCACATTGGCCGGGGCTGCTGAATCCGCTTAGTACTAACCTGCCCGGCTCTGATCAACCGGAGCCGGGCTTACTTATCCAACAATGAACAAGTTATCAGGCTACAAGGCATTTACGCTGCCAGACGGAACAGAAATCGAATTAAAGTTTGGGATGGGTGCGCTGGAGCTGTTCGGCAAGTCCATTGGCGCTAAAACGGTTGACGAGGCCATGACCCAGCTCAACGTCAGCAATGACGAAAACGGGCAGCCCGTCGTAACGTTCGAGTTTTTAGGCGTAGTGCGTAAGCTGCTGTTTGCGGCTGCTCAGTTTGCGGCCCTTTCGCAAGGCAAGCCCGTCACGTTCAACGAGTACCAGGTATCCGACTGGATCGACGCAGTTGGACTAGAGGAGATACTTTCCGTACTCGACCTGCCCGACGCAGCACCCGACTCCGATGGGGCTAAAAAAAAGAAGATGAAAGACCGCATCCGGCCGACCCAGTAGCTCCGCCCACGTTTAGTGCGCTCAAACGGCGGGCTTTACGTGAACTGGGCATTCTACCGGAGGCCTATTACGCCCTGACGATGGGTGAGCTGGACGCGCTACTGACCGGATGCCGGGACCGATCGCTTGATGACTGGCGACGCACCCGTCACATTGCGGCCCTGCTCTACAACATCAACGTAGACAAAAAAGACCGCAAGAGTGAAGCGGAGTACATGCCACTGTGGGGTGATGAGGCTCCGAAAGAGTCAGCCCCACTACCGCCCAAGGTCATGATGGAGCTACTGGCTTCTACGTTCAATCTAACCAAAGTTCCCCGTGCTGCGTAACTTAACCGTACTGATCGATGCCGACATTGCCCGTTTCCAGGCGGCACTAGCCAACGTGTCGGGTGGGCTGCAAGGCTTTGCGCAAAAGGCTCAGACGATTGGCACGACGTTGTCTGTGGCTATCTCGGCTCCGCTGGCCTTGTTGGGTAAGCGGGCTATCGAGACGTTCGGAGAAATGGACTCGCTGCGCCGGGGGCTGGCCACGCTCGAAAAAGACGCCACGGCCCTGCAAAACCGGCTCGGTAAACTCAACGAGATTGCCAAGCTGCCCGGCCTAGGCATGAAAGAAACCATCGCGGGCGACATCCGGCTCCGCACCGTACTCAACTCCATCTACGGGGTTGAGAAAGCGGCTGACATGTCGGAACGCACACTGAAGGGTTTCGGCAACGCCGTGGCGCTGGTAGGCAAGGGTAAAGTCGAGTTTGGCCGCGCCCTCTACGGCGTGCAGCAGCTGGCCAACACCCCGTTTCCGCTGGGAGAAGACCTCAACATCATCAAAGATGCCATTCCGCAGGTGACCCCCTTGCTGAACGCGGCTTTTGGTACGTCCCGCTCGGACGACTTTAAGAAGCTGGGCGTTAGCAGCAAGCAGGTCATGGAGGTAATTCTCGACGGCCTGGAAAAACTACCCAAAGCCAGCGGGGGCGCTAAGAACGCCTTTGAGAACTTCGGCGACACGACGACCCGCGCCTTTGATGGGGTCGGGCAAACCCTCTTTAAAGCCCTGCATATTGAGGGTTTTCTCAATGCGGTTGGCGACGCCATTACCAAGCTGGCCGACAAGTTCAACAATATGCCCGCCACTACGCAGACGCTGGTGTCGGCGTTTGGGCTTATTGCGATCGCCTTGCCGCCCTTGATTGCCGGGATTGGCTTCTTTACCACCACGATACTGCCTGCCCTGAGGGCTGGGATGCTCGCCGTTCGAACGGCATCCATGCTCATGCTCGGGCCGATTGGCCTGATTGCGGCAGCCATCGCGGCGGCGGCTATCCTGATCATTATGCACTGGGACAAGGTGAAGGCCGCGCTGGTTGATTCGGGCGTATGGACGCAGCTTAAAGGTATCGTTTCGTCCGCACTTGGGGTCATTACCTCGATTTTTGGCGCGTTTGCCAACCTGTTTCAGGGTGATTGGGAGAAGGTGTGGGAGCACCTGAAGAACGTCGCCAAATACGCCTGGAATGGCATTGTAGCCGTTGTCGGCACGGCTATTCTAGCCATGGGCGGGCTGGTCGCCAAAGCCTTGTCCCTGTTTGGGCTAACCGACTGGTCTACCGCCGTCAGTGACGAAATGGACGAGGTAGAAAAGCGCCTGAAAGACCGCAAATTCGACATTGCTGCCCCTAAGTTCGACTTGTTTCAGGGCTTTAATTTCGGAGGTGAAGAACCTGCCAAAGGGAAAAGCCGCCCGGCCGCGTTAGCTAAAAAAGGAAAGAAAGAAAAGGTCGATGAGGATTACAGTTACATCGACTACCTCCAGCAGCGCATTGGGGAGGTACAGAAAGAAATCCAGTCGCTGAGCCTGCTCGACCCCGACTCTAAAAATCTTGACGACCTGCGCAAGTCGCTACGGTTCTTCTCCGACGAGCTGGCGCAGGCTGAAAACTCGATCAAGAAGGTTGACCTGGGCAAGCTAAAGGAAATGACCGGCATCCGGGTCAATAAAAGCTCGCTGGGCGACATGCTCAATCAGTTTAAACAGACCGGCCCGGTCAAGCTACCCGGCTTACTGAGTTTTCAAACTAACATGGCCGAGCAGGCGCGCGCGCAGCGGCTGGCCATTCAGAAGGAACTTACCGAGCTAAAAAACAACCTCAGCGACATTCCCGTCTTTTTCGGCGGACTGCGTGATTCGCTCTCCTCGGCCGGTAGCGATATGTTCACCGACACGGCATCGAAAGTGCGCTCGTCGGTAGCTGTTCTCGCTGAGGTGTTCCGCCAGGCCAAAGAAGCCTTGCGATCGGGCGCGGTAGACGCGTTCGGCGGGCTGGCTGAAGGATTGGCTGCGGCTACGGTCAACGTCGATAGCGGCAAGGAAATCTTACGCTCGGTACTCAAGTCGATCATTGACCTGCTGGCGAATCAGGCCATTACCATCGGTAAGGCGATGATCCTAACAGGTATTCCTTTCCTGTCCAACCCGCTTACGGCCGCGCTGGGCACCAAGCAACTATTGACCGGGGGCGCGCTGGTCGTCGCCGGGGGCGTGGCCAAAGGGCTGGCCTCTACGGCCTTTGCTGAGGGGGGTCTGGTCTACGGGCCAACAAACGCCCTGATCGGGGAAGGTATCGGTACAAACGCCCGTAACCCTGAAGTTGTCGCCCCGCTGGATAAGCTAAAATCGTTTATGGCCGATAATGGCGGGGGTGGCGGCGTGCTAACCACCCGCGTATCGGGTGCCGATCTTGAATTGATATTAACCCGCCATCAGCGGTCGAAATACACCTATGGAATCTAACACCGTCACTGTAGAGGAAGCCGGAACGCTGTTGACCCCGTTCTTCTATCAATATTGGTTCAACATTTACCGCACCCAGGACGTAACCCGCGAAAAGGCGTACGAACTGACCGAAGCGGTACACCAGCGCGCCCACCCACTCGGTAAGCGCAAGTACCAAGACTTTTCCGGCTTCGAGCCGCGCATCTCACAATATTGCCCCAAAGCCAAGTCTCTATCGTCCCTGTAGTAGTCTGTTTTCTGTGTTTACTGGAAAGGCCGTACCCATTGGATACGGCCTTTTTTTATGGGCATGAAAAAGCCCGGTCACAGAGTAGCCGGGCTTAGCAGAGAGTATTGGAATCGAACCAAATACCTTGCGGTACGAACGCCTTAGCAGGGCGTCGCTATTCCAAATAGCTTTACTCTCTATGGTTGCCGGACGTGGAATCGAACCACGATAATCAGAGTCAAAGTCTGATATAATAACCGTTATATCATCCGGCAGCGTGGGAGCAGAAGGATTCGAACCTCCTACCCGTGCGGGTTACCTGATTTACAGTCAAGCGCCTGGCCAATTCGTGCATTACTCCCATTGCGTTTGGGCTAGGACTCGAACCTAGATCGAATAAGTTAACAGCTTATCACTTTACCATTAAGCTACCCAAACATTGCACGCCCGGATGGATTCGAACCACCATCAATAGTTTTGGAGACTATCATGCTACCATTGCACTACAGACGCGTATAACAAAAAAGCCGCTCATCGAAAGACAAGCGGCTTAAATGGCTGTGAAGTTCAGGCATTAGCTATCCGCTTGCTCTTTCGAGCAATACAGACTCTGCCAATTTTGCGCCATTCCTTTCATATCACAAGTATACAACGAAAATCCGTCTAAAACAATTGCTTATCAGTTAAAATCAACCACTCAACGAATATATTTTTGCTTGTATACGCTTTGTTACTTTATTTACTGCAAACATTCACATCATGAAGGCTATACTGTTACTCTTACTGTTGCCCTCGCTAGCGCTCTGCCAGGGACGGCGCTACAAATACAGTGAGACGCCCGTACAGATCGACTCCGCAACGGGTGGCATGATCTATTCTGAAGTGATCCCGGTAGAGGGCGCATCGGCGAACGAGTTATACAGCCGGGGTAAGGCGTTTATCGCTAAGGTGTTTACTAATGAAAGCGCGGTAACACTGTTCGACGATAGCGGCCATAACGCCGTGGGTGGCCGGGGTAAGCTGGTAATGAACCTGGGACTCGGCACGGCCCTACTAACCGGGCAGCTGCAATCTTACTACGAAATGGCGATCGAGATCCGGGCGAAAGATGGGCGATACCGTTACGAACTATCCGATATTGAAGTGGTCAACGGCGGCTACCGGATCAAGGTAGATGACGCCATACGCAAGAATAAGAAAGCGCAGCAACTCTATCAGACGGGCGATATGTCACAGAAGGAATACGACAAATTGATGAGCGACAAAAACCCGGTTATGGCCGTAATTCGCCAGCTAAAAAACAGCATGTCTGCCGCGTCGGCCAAGAACGACTTCTAAGCGAAATCCTAAATTTCGGTAAACGAGATAGCCCGCTAAAAACGGGCTTTTTTATGCCCTACCCCTACGGAACCGTACTGTTTTAGCATAGGTCTATAGCCGTACTTGTGCACGCCGAACCGCTTGGTTTTCTGCCCGTTCGCGCGTCCCAATGGCCTACGGACTCCGCTACCAATACTCCTTCCTGCAAGCTATCCAGACCGAAGCGTTAGCCCCGGCCCGGTATCGCGTGTCGATCTACCGGAAGGATTATACCGGACCCGTTACCGAGCTTCTGCCCGGCGCTAAGCCGCTCGTCATTCGCATCGATGGCTCACGGGATAGCCGGTTTGAGCCGTTCGCACCGACCGAAATCAAGCTCTCGCTACTTTGTCAAGACTACTGGGAAGCCGAAGACCTCTACGCCAGTGAGGAGGATACATTAAAGGTTATTGTCGCCCGCGTCAATGACTTTACCGGACTGAGTACAGCGCTGTATAGTGCCTGGGTGCAGCCGACCGACCTAAAGACCGTTTACGGCCCCAAGCCCTTTCCGGTTCAATTGTCGGCCACCTGTGGGCTTAGCCTGCTAAAAGACCGGCAGCTATTAGGCTCGGATAGCAAGCGGCTGACCGGATCGATTAGCGAACTGGCCGTTATCACCAACGCCCTGCTGCTAACAGGGCACGATCTACCCGTTAATACGGCGTTTAACCTGTTTAACGTCGTTGATCTAGGGTATATCGAGCGTGATCCGCTGGCCCGGCACACCCTCAACGCCGAAACGTTCGTCAACGACGACTTCACCCTACAGACGGCCTACGAAGCCATTGAGCGCATACTGCTACCTATCGGTGCGCGGGTAAAGCAGTGGCAAAATGAATGGTGGGTGGTTCGCGCCAATGAACTCGCGGGCGGCTTTGACCCCTTAGCGGCCTCTCCCACCCCCACAACGACACGCGTACGCCGGGAGGGTTCGGCGTCCCGCTCGATTGACTTCAACGTAACGACGGACCGCTACGGCGCATTACGGGTCTTAGAGGGTGCAAAGCCCTGGCTGACCCCTACCGCGCCGGGCGTACTCATTAAACAGTCATTCGGTCGCTACCTGTCCAACCTGCCCAATGCTGATTTTTCGCAGGTCGATTCGACGGGATTGCCGGTTGGCTGGGCGACCAATAACCTACAGACGCAAAACCGATTCCGCACCGGCACGGGCTTACCCGATGATCTGTACCGGCTGGTGATCTACGACGCGGGGGACAATAAGTTCAATAAAGATACGCCCTACGTAGCCAAGCGGGTTCAGTACACGCCCGACAGTAAAGAATACAAGAAATTCATCAAACGCAGCTTCAAGGGTGAGTTTCGGCTCACCAACCTACGCAGCGCCAAATTCGCGTTTCTGGCCGAGCGGGACGACGAAATCTATTTCTACAAGTGCGCGCCGGGCAGCTCGTCGGGAGCCTGGACGGCCATGAGTAAGATTAAGTCGAACGATATGTACGGCGCGCTGGTCGGTAACGTCAGCACCATCAACGGCGTACAAAAAACCAAGCCCGGCTGGGCCTCGTTCAATATCGATCTCGGTACGCTCGATAAAGTCAAGTCGCTCATCGTGTGTCTCTGCATGGGCGAATCGCTCGACCAGCCCGAAGCAAACGTGCGCCCCAAGATCGAATACCAGAACATTAAGCTGGTCACCGAAGAGGAGGGTTTCGAGCTAAACGGTACGGAAGTTACGATTGTAAAGCCCGGCAAACGGGTAAAAAACGCGACCGTATCGCTGACGCTGGGCTATATCCCCGACGCCGGACGCCCCACCGAACGGACGGGCGCGCTATTCTATACCGGCTCGGGGGCTAGTAAGCTACTCTACCGTGCGGGAGCAAATCCCTTGGCCCCAACCGGCCCCAACGACGCGGGTAAAAGCCTGATTCAGTGGCTGGCGGAAGACTACGCCCGGCAATTGATGTACCCGGCTAACGTGTTTGAGGGTACGCTCGTGGGTGACTTGCCGTACGGCCCCTTAACCGTCCTGCGGGTCGAAGATATTGGCCCTAAAGTCTCAAACGTCGTGCAACCCATCGCCCACCAGATTACCGGCTGGGAGTGGGACGTACGCACCGCGCAGCACACGGTTACGGCGGTTGAAATGTTAACCAGCTCAGCACTGACCCTACCCGATTCAGACGGCGCGTGGCAAACGCCGAACGGCACGATTCCCTTTACCGCCAGCGAAGAAGGTGAGATACTCGAACCGGCCGAGCAGGTCAAGCCCCGGCTCGAAGAGATACTGCTAGGCAAAATGGCCACCCTCGGCGGGGTTCAGTACCCTACCCTACAGCGCTACATACCCGGTACGGTGCCCATTACCGGCCCGGCCAATCAGCGCCCGATGCTGCAACGCGCCGACGCCAACGGGCAACCTGTCGGCCCGGCAATCGGCCCCGTGGCCCGCTCCAAAGTAAACCTTGACTTCTTAGACGCGATCCTCTAATGGCGAACATAGACGGTGTTATTTTTACGTTATCGGGCAACGGCTGGCAATACGGCCAGGCGGGCACCGCCACGGCGGAACCGGCGACCTACACCGAAAACGCCCTTTTTACGCAGGACTACGCGGGTAACGACTACCAGCCCGGCGTTCGTTACTACGCCCGCGCCAAAAACCCATCGGCCGGACTCATTGAGTCGGACCTGTTCATTTTCACCTTCAACGACGCGGGCGACCCGGTGGTGCTTTCCGGACCAACGACGCCCACGACGCCCGGCAGCGGGGGTAATACCGCTACGCCTACTACCCCCTCCTGGGACGAAACGTTAGCGGTTAGCCCGGCTGCTACCCGCCCCGTTACGATCAACGCGGGGCTAACCCTCGGCCCGGCCGGTACGGAACTCGCCCCGGAATCCGCGTCCAACACGTTCCCCGCCCTCATTGTCGATCAGCTGGGCAAGATCTGGAAACGCCGTGTCGGCTGGAAACTCTCGGACCTCATCGAGTACACGACCAACAAGATTATTCAGCTGACCGAAAAGGGGCGGCTGGTCTTTGTCGAGTCGGAGACGGAAGAGGACCGGGTAGACCGGGGCATTGAGTACTACAACGAATCGGGCTTTCTGGGCGGCTTTTTCAAGACGGTCGATAACCGCTTCCGACTGCTAGCCAAAAAGCGCGACCAGGCGCGGGACGATACGTATTTCGATGTATTCAGCCCCGGCGTATCGACCAACGCGGAAGTTTTTGGCGCTGAGCAGACCGACACGTTTTTCAAGAGTGTAAGCCTGCTCGAGCTTGAAGCGTCCGACTCCCCCCTGATCCTCGTCGCTGAATCAGCCGGACCGGGGGGCTTTCAGAAAATCAAGGCGGGCAAGGTGTCGGTGCTGGCTGACCGAATCAAGGAGCTGGTTTCTGATGACTGGCTATGGGGTAAGGTTAAAGCGCAGGCGCAGGCGATGGCGACAACAACAGTCAACGCGGCCCTGCAAAATCTACCCTCGACCGGGGGCGGGGGTACGGTCATCATTCAGCCGTTTCCGTCCGGTATCGACCCCTACGATCCGCCCCCGATCACGCAGATTAAATGCCTCACGCGCCCGGTTAAGGCGCAGTCCGAGCAGTTTATGACGATTCTACCCGCCGACTACGGCGTGGAGAAAACGCACAACCTACAGGTAACGGCTGATTTTATTTTCTACGACATCCGAACCGATAATAACGCCCCGGCTGACGGCCTGGTGACGGTCGCATTCACTAGCAACTATGGCATTACCGTCACGCCCATCGACAGCGCCATCACCGACGCTACTTTCAAAATCCGACTAAATAGAACCACCGCTTTATGAGGTACTTTCTGATTTTTTGCTCCCTGCTTTCGCTCTCCGTTCAGGCGCAGTTTAGCCGGACGCCCCGTGATCCGGGCATTTCGGGCGTGTACAACCTGGGGCGCGACCCGTCCGGCGTTTGGGTCGAAATCACCAAAAACGGGGCAATCAAGGCGGTCGATATGCCGGTCTACATGGCCGTGTCGGCAGTCCGCTCCCTCTCGCTCGTTGCCGCCCGCGCGCCCAAGATCATCAACCGCACCGACACGGGGGGCGGCATCTACGTACTCGACGCAGCCGACACCAGCTCGCCCGACAATACCGGAACGGTCGTCGTGACAGCTAACGGCCTGCGCTACAAGCTCACCCAGCCCGGCCCGGTCGGTATCGAGCAGTTCGGCGTGGTGTACAACGATTTCGGCAGCGCAGCGGCCAACACAGCCGCGCTCACGAAGGCTATTGCGTCAGGCCGCGCCCTGACGGCGCAACTGGCGAAAGCCTACACAGCGGGCAGCGTAACGGCCGTAGCGGGTACGACAATACAGCTCGACGGCAACGGAGTCACCTTCGAGCACATCACCCAGAACGACCTGTTCGACTTCAGCAACGGCGTGTCGGGCACGATTACGGACCTGAATATCAACGCGGGCATCAACATGACAGGCCTCGACGCGGTAGGGCTGCGCATCAAGTGCCAGCCGGGGCGACTACCGGGTATTGTCCTCGATAAAATCAAAGTCAGCCGCGCTGGCGGTGACATCGAATGGGGTAAGGGCATCGTACTAATCGACCCCGACAACGCGCAGGTTCACGACATCACGATCGATGGGCGGGGCGACGCCAGTCTGGGCGCTACGACGCCTACGTTCGTGGGTCTCGACGTGTCCTGTACACGCGCGGCCGTGTCCGGCGTGTTTCGCAATATAAAAGTCTACTCGGGGGGTCTATACGGCGTCTACCTGCGTAGCTCGACCCAGGCGGGCCTGGAAGGCATGGAGTGGACAAAATGCGATATGGTCGGCATGGACTACGGCTATGATTTCGAGTCCACAGCGGACTACAATACCTACATCCCGACTCAGTTCACCTTCACCAACAACCACGCGGAGGTGAAAAAAACGGCATTCAAGCTGCGCAACTTCATTCAGGTCGTGGCCTCGAACAACCTGTTCTACGTCAAGGCGCTGGCCAACCGGCTCGGTACGGGTATGCAGATTGAAAACTGTTCCCAGTCCAGTTTCGTGAGCAACAAGGTCTTCAACACCGGCGACGGCCCCTGCTACGGGGCGATCTTCGGCGGACAGGGTATGATCGAAATGAGCTTGGTTGACTTCACGGTGGGCATGGGTACGGGGTCGGGCAGCAATGCCGCCGTGATCCTGTTTTCGACCTGCAACAAATCCTTCGTCGATAATATCAAGCGCACCGGGGGCGGCAACACGGTCACCAACCTCGGCACAGACAACGTAGTGGGTCGAACCTTTAACGCGGGCGTGCTCGAATAATCCTATGGCTATCCCAACCGAAACCCGGCCCCTGATTGGCTTACTGGACGACAACGGTACAACGCACTGGTATTTCGTGCCGGACGAGTACGAAGAGGTCGTGCGCGTGGGTCTGAAGATGGCGAACATCCTTAAGTGGGAACGCTACGAGGGTGATCCCGCCCTGCTGAGCGACGCCTGCGCGCCCGCCCTGCCGCCCACGGGTAATCTGCCGACCTTTCCGCCCTTCAGCGCTGGAACGTATCTGGTGGGCGAAGCCTATAGCCGCATCCTGACGGGTCTGGCTAGTCCAGCCAGCGGGCAGACCATCACGCAGTACCAAAAGATATCCGGCCCCGCGTTCATGCAGGTCATCCGCGACGATGGCGTCTGGCACCTGCGCGGCACCCCCACCCCCGGCAGTACGGGTACGATTACGGTGGTGCTGGCAGCGGTGCAAAGTAATGGACTATCGGCTCAACAGACAGCGAGTATTGCCCCACGGGGTACGGGCGAGATATACGCCTATCTACGGGTCAACGCGACGACGCGAACCGCTACGATCTATATCGGCCCGTCATCGTCGGGACAAACGCCCACGGTGACCCATACGCGCCCCGGTGGTGTGGTAGACGGCCCCGCCCTGGCTACGGCCGCTACTACGGTGATTTTTTCCAACACCTACGGCTATCAGCGTACGATTACAGGCCTGGAAAACAACACCCACACGGGTCGGATTCAGTTCCTGGGTCAGACGCTCTACTATTCGTTCGTGATGACGGGCATCAACATGGACGAGGTGCTGCCCCTCTCGACAACCGTGCCCGGCACGTCGGCGGCTTTCGTAATTGACGGCGATAACGCGATTAGCGAAGGTAATTCCCGTACCTACGCACTCAAAGACGCGGGCACGACGGTAACCAACCGGACGTTCTCGCTGACCGGCGCGCAGGAGGGTACGACCCTTAACGCCCTGACGGGGGCGATTACGGTAGCGAGTAACGCAGTAACGGGTGACAGCTACGAGGTTACGCTCAACGCATCGGTGAGCGGCACGATCGTAGCGAGCAAGAAGATTCTGATTACCGACGCGACCAGCAACCAACCGGAGGTAATCGTTCGCGCCCGCTCGCGCCGGTTCAACGATAGCCAGGGACGGCGCATCTCGGTACTCGCGCAGGGCAGCAAGGGCGGCACTATTCAGATTGCCTACCGCTTCAACAGCGACTCAACGCCCCTGTCTGACAGCGAATACACGAACATGACGTTGCAGTCACCCCCGGCCGAAGACTGCAACCAGATCACCAGCCGCAACTACACGGCCAGCGATACCCAGGTGCGGGTGTACCTGCGCCCGCTAACTAATCCGAGCGCGGTTAAAACGTTCCTCATCAACTTTCCCGGCACCGATACGGGCTTTGTGGCTGCGCCCCTGGTCGATGCGGAGGTGGTGCTGCCGCCCGTCATTACCGGCGTCTACCGCGCCCCGATTCCGGCCGCGTCGCCCGGCCTCTACCGCTACGTGTACAAGACCACCTACGAGGGTGACGACGTGGCCCGCCGTCCGGTCGTCCGCTGGAAGCTGGAGGGCGAACCGGTTTGGCGCAATGAGTTCGGCCAAAGCAACATCGTACTGAGCTATCAGACGGTATTCGAGGGCGAAGAGTTCGAGCTAATCAACGGGCAAATGCCCTACCAGGCAGGCTACCGCTGGTGGTCATTCCTGCAAGTGGCCGATGGAAGTGTGGTCGTCATGCAGGTAAAGCCCTACCTGAGCGCACCCGACGAATACATCATGGAGTTCGTGACCGATGGCTACGAACAGAATGGCGAGCTATACGGCCCCGGAGATTGGGTCAAAAACTAACGTAACTTGTATGAAAACGCTATTATCCACTATTCTTTTGACGCTGCTTAGCCTGGTTGGCTGGGCGCAGAATACGCAGTCGTATTCGATCAAGAAGTTTCCCCTGCCCTCGGGCATCGTGACCGGCGCGGCTATCCGCAATACGGACGCCTACCCCGCTGGCTACCGGGGCGACAATGCATTCATCGCCACGCTCAAAACGGGCGCGGTAACCGTTACCCTGGCCAGCGGTCAGGTGGTACTCGGTACGAACATTACCGCACCGGCTGACCTCTCGGTACGTTACCGAATGATCGGCGCGTACGTGCAGGTGCAGGCGGCTATGAGCGCGACGTATACCATGAAGCTCGACCGCTTCGATGGCAAGTCAGCGAGTCTCAATAACCCGCAAAACCCCAACCTCAGCACGGGTGTATTCTACCCCAATGGCCCGCTAACGGGTCAGGGTAGCTATACGGCGGAATGGACACTCGGCCCGATCCCGGTCAACGTGCCCATTCGGTTAACGTTCCGTAAGTCCGGCGCAACCGACTACTCGTTCGTGTTTACGCCCGTTCGCACGGTCACGACGCCCGCTATTCTCTTTTTGGCCTCGGGCAACACCTCACCCCCGCCGACCTCAACGACGACTGTGGGGTCCAGCTGGTACAACGTCGCCCGTGTGGGCTTCCGCTCCGATCGGGGCGCGCGGGATCTGTTCGTATACGCCAACGTCAACGACAACCAGCCGTATCAGGCGCAGCTCGTCGCCCTCAGCGGTCAGGGTAGCCCTTCGCCGAGTGCGTATACCGCGATGGAGTCGGGTTCCTTCACGATACAGGGGCGCAGCGAGACGTTTAACCGGCGCTTCAATTATCAGCCCGGCTTTGCGGGGGGCGCGGATATTAACCCCGGCACGTTCGAGTTGCGGGTCAGGCCATCGACCGCCACCAGCAACGTCGTTAGTCAGACGTTTGTCATTGCGGGCGTATCCGGCTCACAAAGCAACGTATATACCGCCCCGTCATCCAATACCATTGTCGTGACGCCCCCGCCGAGCGAGACGCCCGTAACGCCCGTAACCCCGGGTGGTGGCACCTTCGCGTACGAGACGCCCAACGGCGGATGGACGGGTAATTCGAGCTTCGTTGTGCCGCCCTACAGCATTACGATCGGCAACACGCTTACCCAGGAATCGGGCGATCTCAAACTTGAACTCCGGGAAGGCTTCGGGGCCGCTTTGCAGATTTTCCGCAAAGTAAACGGGCAGTGGGTCAGCACGATCAACTTCCGCGACCAGGGGCGACTTCAGGGCGTGTGTCCCTACGCTGGCCCGCTGAACTTTGCCGCCGACCAGGGGGGCATGTGGGGGCAAATTGGCTATAACCCACTTTGGGGGTCGGTTAACGGCAGCTCGGGGCCGGTTCTCCAAAAGGGCATTACGTCCGATGGTTACCTCTACAGCAAGACGCGCTTTTTGTCCTGGCCCCATAATTCAAGCCTGCAACTGCCTATCCACGTCGAACAGTGGATCAAGATTCTCGACAGCAAAACCATCGATGTCAAGTACCGGCTGACGCACTTCCGGGGCAGCTCGGCAGCGGGCAGCTTACAGGACAATACGCTTTATGAGGGGCGGGAACAGGAAATTCCGTTCACAATGATCTGGCCGTCTACTACGGCGAAATTCTACAACGGCAACGCCCCCTTTACGAATGCCGCCAGCACCTCAACCGGCGCGGTCAACTGGTCAATTTCCAGCTTTCCGGTCAGTGAGCCGTGGTTAGCTGCGGAGCTACCGGAGGGCAAGCTATTGGGCATCGTGGGCACCGATATGTACAACGCCAATCTGAACTTTACCAACCTCGACCCGGGCGAGGCATCGGGCGAGTTCACGGACCGCTTTATGTACATGGGGGGGCGACAGTGGAGTCATTTGGACCCCAACCAGACGTTTTACTACAACTACCAGTACATCTACGGCACGGAGTCGGACATCCGGTCGGCGGCTTACGCCCTGCCCCGCGCAGCTAAGCCTGACTGGCGATTCACCACCACGACGGGCCGCGCGGGTTGGGTGGGATTAGATGGCGTACAGGACAAGAAAGAGCCGTTTGGCTCGGACAACTGGAACCCCACCTTCGTCGGCAAGACCGAAACGATCGGCGGCAACACGGTCACCCACGCCAGCACCACGACGCTGCAAGGCCCCTACGGCTCGTGGAAAGCGTCGGATGTGCCGGTGTTCTACATCCGCATGAAGTACAGCGGCTCGCCGGGTAAGCTCGGCGTTCGCTTCCTCAAAGTCGGCCAAAAGTTCTCGGGCTTCGATCCCAATAACGCGGGCAACAGCGTGCAGTATCCGGGCGGGGTGGTCGATGAGGGCGCGCATACCGTCTGGTTCAACGTCACCTCGGACGGCAATTTCCGCACTTACGCGGTGAACCTATCGAGCAACGGCAACTATAATGGCATTATCGTTCGCTACTCGATTGTCAACGACCGTACGTGTTGCGGGCTGATTGCGCCGGGTCAGTCGATGGAGATTTCCTACATGGGTGGCAATAACCCCGACCTGGTGGTAACCCCACCCCCGGTCGTGACGCCCCCGCCGACTTCGACACCGCCCACCGCGCTCTGCTCGACCTGTAGCTATCCAGCCTACGCGCGGGTATTGGTCGTGGGTAACAGCATAACCTACCACCCGGTGCTGGCGGGCACCTGGGCGAACGCCTGGGCCATGGCAGCGAGCGCAGCCGATAAGACGTTTATATCGCTACTGACCACCGAGCTTTCCACCCAGCGCCCCGGTATTCAGGTGCGCGGTTTTCACAACTTCGAAGGTGACGGAGGTACGGTAACCAACGGTACCGGCCCGGATTGGGAGGCTAATCACGGCACGTTCGATTTGTCCCGGCTCAATACGGTAGCCGCCTGGGCACCGGATCTGATCATTCTGCGCCTGGCGGAAAACATCAGCAATACCTCGGGCCTGGCAAATGACTATAAAGCCCTGATCGACAAACTCCGCTCGTTCAACTCGAACGCCCGGGTGATTGTCTCCAATAGCGTATGGGGTCAGGCTGAAGTAACAGGCATTCTCAACGCGGTAGCCGCCGAGCGGGGCTATACCCTCGCCGATTTGGCCGACATGTGGAATACGCCGGGCAACTACGTGAACAAAAACGGCACGGCGGTCGAAAAGCACCCCAACGATACGGGGCACCGCGAGATAGCGCGCCGTCTGGCGGTCGCCATCGCCTCAACGCCCCCGTCTACCTCGCCCGTGTCGCCCACGGCAACGTCACCCGTCACGCTGGCCAACGGCTTTGCGGAGGGGACATTGGAACAACTCATGGCGCTGGCCCCCTTCCGCCCGCAGACGAACCAGTTCTCGAGCTGGCCCTACGGCAACAGCGTACAGTACTTAGAGCGGGCGGGCACCAAAATCGGGTACTTAAAATCCATCACCCAAACGATTTACCACCACTCGCGGGCTGATTTCCGGGGCGGGGAGAACATCATAAACACCGAACTCGAAAGCAAGACCAGCACCTACCAGGGACAGTTTCAGCCGCTCGGGGGTCGCTCGGGTACGGGCTGGAGTACGTACGGCACGCCCTTCGGTGGCCCCGTCAACTGCGACAACCTGACGGGCACGGACCCGTATCGTGAGTTTTATAACGGCGTGTGGCACAGTACGTCAGAATTGTGCGATGATACGGGCTGGAACCCTGTACCGGGCGGTAGCGCTAATTTCTCGGTTAGCCCCTGGCTGTGGTGGGAACGGCGCAATGTGGAAGGCTACGGGGAGGTGATTTACTCGAAAACCCAGCCCGTCCAGTGGGGCATGCAGGACGTACCCGGCAAGTGCTATATCCACCGCTGGGACTGGATCGACGCAGCCGGGGCGCACCGCTGGTTTTTCATCTACGAAAACTTCCGCGACGACAACCAGCGTCGGTATCGGGGCCGGGTGCAGGAATGGCCGTTCGTGTACCCGATCGGCACGCTGTACAAGAAAACCCTGTATTCGGGCGCTGATCCCTGGACGAATGGCGGCATTACGGAAATCACCTCACCCGAACCCAACGAAGGCGGTGGCGCGGGTAACCAGAACGATACCGGGCGCAAGTTTGGCACCGAGAACTGGGTGGGCGCGACGCAGGCGGATGGGAATGGCATGTACCTCTGGACGCCCTACAACACGGTGTTTCGGGGTAAGCAGTTTCAGGGGCACTACGGCAACGCCAACAGCAACGCCAGCAGCTACATCAACGCCGACGTTATCTCCAACGGGGGCGACGTCAACGTAACGTATGCCTATACCGGCGCTACGTTCGTGGGGAGCCTGTCGCAGTTTAGAACGTGGCTCTACGCACAACCCCGGCCGAACAACACTTCGTTCGCCTTCAACTTTACGGGCGGCAAAACGCAGGGCTGGTGGTCGGACGACGCCCCGGCGCAGATCGTTTCGGACCGCTATCGCTTCCAGATTGGCTACATCCGCAACAACGGACAGCCACTCGAATACAATATCGGCTTCGGTAAGTTCTGGTCACCGGCCGGGGCGTGGAAAGCGAGCGGCATTACCCGCGTGTATGTCAAGGGCAGGTTCTCGGGGCTAACGAACGTAACGCTCTGGTGGAGAAAACCCGGTCAGGACGAAACGCAGGGCGACGCCAACCAGCAGAATTTTACGGTCATCGGCGACGGGCAGGAACGGACGTACGAGATTACCGTCAGCGGTAACGCGCAGTGGTCGGGCATTATCACCTACATCGGCGTGGGTAACCCCTACAACAACGTGACGGGCCAGCGCCCGGTACGACAAGGCACCGAATGGTTCGAGCCTACCTACATCGGTACGAGCAACCCGGATTAAGGGCCCTACCCCTCCGTGTCAATCCCGGCGCGGAGGGGCCTAATTCCAGCCGGTTTCGTAGGTCGAGTCTACTTGAACTCGGGTTGTGTCCTCAACGTAGCCGCCAACAGGCGTGCCGTAGATCTGCCATGCTGCGGGGTCGTACCAAAGGAGCGGACCTTGGCCGGGTTGCTCGGAATACCAGCTTACCGGCTCATCGTCGGCAAGCTCGGGCGCGGGCTGAATCGGTTGAGGTTGACAGGCCGCAAGGGTGAATAGGCAGGCGATTGTGAGTAGTGCTTTCATCGGTTAAATAATTAAAAGCTGCGACGCTGTAATCATTTGCTTTGCCACATCATAGCCGATCAAATCGTCTTTGAAAAAGAGGGTAAACTTGGTCCAATAAGAACCTTGAAAAGCCCTCGAGTAGGCGTCAGACGTATAGAGGTTTGCGTCTTTAAATAGGGTTAAGACTTCTTCGTAGTTTATGTCTGACAAAGACCAATCATACCAAGCATTAAACTCAATTCGTTCGGGCGAAAGATGTGTGCATTTGTCCAGTATAGGCTCGAAAAACTCCGCGTACTTACGTCTGATTTCGGCCTGTGTTGTTGCTAATTCATTTCCCATTTTTTGCCTGTGTTTTTATACCTCAATCTACAAAATTTAATTGGCTTAATCAATTGATTGTGTGTATATTATGGTAGAAACAAAAGCTAAACAAAGTCATGACTGAACACGAAAAATTACAGCAGATCAATGACCGCTACGCAGCGGCAACGGGCATTCCTAACGAAGCCTTTGTATTGAAAAACTCGCTGGGCTGTTACACCGTAGAGGTGTCGCTAAAGACGCTTGATTTCTATGGGTACGGTACGCCAATTACACTCGGACGCTTGGATTTCGGGCGGGGGATGTTCACAGAACACTTCACGCTGGAAGAGTTTGAAGCTATTGAAAAGGAACGCAACCAGGCCAAATCATGCAAGTAGCAAAGTGGGTAAGTATCAACGGGGGTTCAACGTATGAGTACCGCATTGAACACAGCCCCAATGGGATCAGGTTTGATTGTGGGTATAACATCGGCGCATCCAAGCGCGCCCGCAACCTACGACCCGACACCAGTAAACAGGCTAAATACAGCCAACGGCGCGCCCACTAACACCCCCGCTTTATCCAACTAACATGAACCGTAACTTGCTATTTGCCCTCTGCCTGCTCACCCTGCCTATCGCGGGGTGGGCGCAGAACAATCAGCCGCCCAGGCTCGCGGGCAGTCACTACCCCGGCACGCCCTACAGCTTCACCGTGGCGGTCGTCAACACCGGCGCGCCCGTAACCCTGACCGCCGTTGCCAGTACCGCGCAGTCGCTGAGCAAAGGGCTGCTTACTTCTGCCGATCAGCCGACTGTTACGCTGGTCGGCAACACGGGAACGATTAGCTGGTCGGCCCCGCAAACATCGCGCATTGCGACCAAATACGGGCGGGTGTGGGTGACGCTGCTGGCCAACACGACAGCGATCGGCGCGGGCTGGTTCGAGTTCGTAGCCAGCAACCGGGCGGTAAATTCATCTGACGCGGTGAGTACCATTCGCGTAACGGGGGGTATCAGCCCGGCCGAGCTAAGCGCGGTGACGGGGCCGCTGAGTGCGTCGGTTGCTCAACTGACTACGGGGCTGAACGGCAAACTATCGGTGTCACTGTTCGATAATTTCACGGCGACCCAGAACACGACCAATACGAACCTGACCCTTTCGCTGAGTCAGAAGGCCGCGCAAAGCAGCGTCGATGCATTGAATACAACAGTAGCCGGACTGGCCACGGGTGTACAATCCGCTACGGCACAGGCCGCTACGGCGCTCACGGCCGCACAGAGCGCCACCGCTACGGCACAATCGGCTCTGACGGCAACGCAGGCTAATAGCGTAGCGATCGCCAGCTTTCAGGCGACCTCGGCGGGTAGCGTGCTGGACGGCTCACTGACCCGCGCCAAACTCGATGCCAACCTGCAAAACGTGCTGAAGTCGGGGTCGAACCTGTTGGATAAAACGCTGCTGGTGAACGGCTCGGTCTGGGGTAACGGCAGCGGGTCGATCATTACCGACGCCAATACGACGGTCTACAAGCGCTATCCGCTGTTGCAGCTCAAGCCCAATACCACCTACACCCTGGCGGGTATCAATACGTCGTTTATGGGCTGGCTGGGCACATCTGGCGCGGCTGTGTCCAGGCTCAATACGATTGTCGGCGGGGTGCAGTACACGACGTTTACGTTCACGACCGACGCGACCAACTTCTACCTGCGTCTTAACCCCAGCAGCGTAGAAACGACGTTCCCCGGCAGCGTGGATAATACCATGATGCTGGTCGAGGGATCGACCGTTCCAGCGTCGTACATACCTTACCGGGCGGTCGAAGTCAACAGTGCCGTACTCTACCCACCCGTTGCGACAGCTGCGGAGCTATCGAGCGCGACCGCAACGGTAGCCGAAAACTCAGCGCAGATCAACTCTTTGGCGGGTGACTACAACAAACGCTACTCGTTCGGCAGCACGAGCGCGGTTAACCTGCCCGTATCCTACACGCTCAATAACGTAGGTGACTACATCGAATGGAATGGCGCGCTGGCCAGTACGGCGACCGCCCCGAGTGCGGGGCTGGGTTTGTTCGGTAAGTTCACGAGTGGCACCCTGTCTAACAAGCTGGGCTATTTTTCCGCTACCCAGGTCGGACTGCGGGGCGATGCGCTGGATACGTACATTACGTGGACGATTCCGGGCGGGGTGTACGAGACGAAAACCTACCGGCTCGAAGTGGTGTCGGGTGGCTGGCAGCTATCGGTGAACGGCGCGCCCATCTCAACCCAGGCCAAACCCAGGGCGCTAATCATCAATAACATCGGCAGTAGCTACAGTACCCCTTTCCTTGGTACACTCAACAGCTACGTGATCAGCACCTCAGCCGCGAGCACGACGGTAGTTAACCCCAAGACGACCAGCGGGGCGGTGAACGTAGCGGAGGTGCTGGAAAAAAAGCAAGACGGCACGTTTGCCGCTGGTCTCGCGCCCGTTTACGTAACCTACAATCCTACGGGCCTAGCCGGGCGGGAACTGTTTACCATCTACGTCAAGTACTCGCCCACCAGTTTATTCTACGCGGGTTATCAGGTCGCTCACGTGGTCGATACAGGCATCCGGGCGGACGTGTGGCGGATCTATCAGGCCGATCTTTACAAGTACGTCTCAGGGGCGATGATCGCTCAGGGGCGGGCGCTGCAAACGCAGGGCGAATCCGAATTTGTGTACCAGGTAGACGGCAAGACCGACGCGACATCGGGCTTCCACGGCGACGAAAAATTAACGTCAGCTTTTTTCTACATCGACGGGCAGCGGCTCACCTCGGGCCAGCTGGCCAGCGCGTTCACGCTCACGCCCGCGTCAGTCTTTCACTACGAACAGACGGCGAACATCTACCAGACCGATAACGTGACGGATGTCATTCAGGCCACGCACCGGAAAATTACGACATTCAACAATGCAGGCTACACGACCGACAATACCTGTTTGTTTTCAGCCAGTCCGGGTCTGATCGATGTGTGGTACTCGGGTATTTCATGCATCACCCTCGACCAGTCGGGCGTGTTTTACACGGAAAATCTGAACTACACGGTAGCGGACGGGGTGAGCGGGCCAAAGATTAACGAGGTCGGCCCGCGTGACGTGCGCTTTTTCAACGCTGCGACGGGGCTTTCCGCCCGCGTGAGCAGCACCATTACCCGCGCCGTCGTGGGGGGCGTTGACCGGACGGCCGAGTTCGACGCAGCGGGCTTTATTGAAATCTACGAATCGGCGGGTCTGCGCACCAAATACTACCGCAAGGCCCGAAACTTTACGCCCGTAGCGGGAGACCGGCTGCAATCCATCACCACCGTAACGCACTACATCCGTTAACGCCCATTCCAACTATATCCAACTAGAAACCATGAAGTCCATCGGAAATTTCTTTGCCGCCCTCTGGCTGCGCCTGGAGACCGACGCGCCCCCGTTTTTCAAGAAGTTGCAACGGGTCGCCAATTACCTGATCGGGTTCGCCATAGCCGCGCAGCCCGAAGTGGTCGCGTACATTAATTCCCTGCATCTGGTCGGTTTCACCGTACCGTCGTTCGTACATGACGTAGCGCGGGGCCTACTGCTGATTTCGCTAACGGGCCGCTTCTTCTCGTCCCTGCCGGTCGATCCTAACAGCCTGCCGAACCGCACGTACAAGCAACTCCGAGATCCCGACGCGAAATGAGAATACCACCCGGCCCCCACATTTTCGCCTTGTACGCGCTGCTGGCTTTCGCGGCTTACTTAGGTATCAGGCAGTACACAAGGGCGAACCGGCTCGAAGCCGCGAATGCTGCCCTCGTCCAGAAAAACGAACAACTCACCCGCGAGCGTGACCGGGCGCATAGCCTGGCCGACTCGCTAACCCGTAGAACTCATGCCCAACGCGAAACAATCAAGGCAGTATCGGCTGCTGTGCCTGACGCTGTGCGTACTGACCTCAACCGCCGTCTACTCTCAGAACTCCAACCCTGACAGTGCTTGTTACTCGGCGGCTGAGAACGCGGCCATTACGCGCTCGCTGCTGGAGTTGAAAGCCCTTCGGGAACAGATGCCACTGCTTGAAAAGTCGGTCGCTTACTATCAGGCGCAACAGGAATCCCTGCGTCCGACATTGGATCGATACGTGGAGAAACGACGTTTTCTAGGTATCGGCTCCCGCAAGGCCCGGCGCAAACTACGGGCCGAACTGCTGAGAATTGCTGAATAAAAAAAGCCCGGATTTACCGGGCCTGTTCTTTGACGTGTTGCGAGAAAAACTCACAGTTGACCCTTCAAACGAAGGTTTTCAACTTATCGTCCTGCTCTTTGTAGTATCGGATAGCCATGTTGGCAACAAAGCTGCGCCGACGAGGGCCGAACGAATCCAGCCACTGCACTAGGTCAGCATCGAGCGAAATGGCTATTTCCATCTTGGGATCTTCCTTGGGCTTGCGGCCCTGCCCACGCCCGGCACCACCTCTGCCAGTCGGCTTCTTATTTTCGTTATCTTGCATGGTGTTTTGTGCAACGCCCGGCAACTATGGACTAGATAGAAACCGGGCGTTTTTGATTTATAATATCTCCCCTTTTTCTATCTTGCCTTTGTACTCATAGCCGGATGCCGTCAGGGCAATCTCGTAATCTTGCTTCGATAGGTTGTGCCAATTTCCCGGCTTGGTTGATTTAAGAGCACGGACAACATCATTATCGTGATATTGAAACGTTAGGTCGTAGGTTCCATCCGGTAGGGCCTCAACGTAAGCACGGCGTAACACGGGTTGATCCTCCGTGTTTTTTTCGCCTAAATCCAGGACGTACAAGTCAAGGTCGCTAGGGGCCGTCAAGGGAGTAGCAATCATGGACCGACAAGCCTCAATAGCGGACAGCATTTCTGCTTTGTCATAATCAACTCCGAAATCGTCATCTGCCTTAAAAATGGTTGAGCCAACCCGACGAAGAAAAGATTCTGGATTTAAATGCTCCTCGTCAAACGAAGCCAGAAAATCAACACCCCCGCGTCGGACTTGGTAAGCAAAGAAAAGGCCGTCTTCGTAAGTAATGTACCCCTTTACGTTTTCGAATACTTTGGTAACCATTGTCTTGTGTGTTTTGTGCCCCATCGTTAGGGTGTATCAAAGGTACGCATACTTTTGATATTTCCAATAGTTTAATCAAAAATAAGAATTGAATTGAGTAAACGGTAGCTTTCTCGCAACACAATCCATTGCCAACAACCTAACCAATATTTCAAACTCACTCACCGTAATGCTTACTCTGCTTTTTCTTCTCCTGCTCAACGCAGACCCGCCTTCCGCCAACACGGACGCCAACGGCGCCCTATTCACCGTCGCCATTACCGCAGCCGTTACGGGCCTTGTTGGTATCGCCCTATCCCGGCTGCGCTGGGGTCGCTCCAAAGAAGAGGACGAACAATACAAGTCAATGATGCTATTCCAGCGCGACACCGAACGCCGGTTGGCGCTGCTCGAAGCGGAACAGCGCAATCAGGTGTCGGTGCTTAATGACCTCAAGTCGGACATGGGCGACATCAAGGAGACAGTCAGCGACATTCGACAGGCGCTGGCTAAGTTAACCGGCTGGGTCGAGTCCATGCAGAAACGCTCAACACGGGGCGGGTGATACGTGAAAATATCTACCTTTTTTCTTGCATAACTCGTTGACCTACTGTATATTATGGTAGAAACGAAACAGGGAAAGAAGATGAAAATAGTCAAAAGAATATGGTTCGGATTCTTAATGGTGGCCTCATCATTGATCGTGATTCTCCCCATTGGGATTCTGTGCGTTGCCTTTCATTGCCTGTCGCTGTGCTTCTTTGTTTTGGTCGATATGCTAACCAGCAAATCACACCCATCTGACGAGTATACATTACCCTTTGAGGGGGTCAGCGAAGACTGGAAATCGCTAAAGCGATACGCACAATCAGTTATTGGCGCAATCATGCTTATCTATCACGACCCTACAGAACGACCATGATGCCCGCTAACGAACGGCTGTTCCTGGTTGACCTCGGCTACTGCTGTTTCGGCATGGTATCCGTTGCCGGAACGGTCGTGATGGCCGCGCCCATTGCGAAGTGGATGCGGGGCAAAACACTCGCTGAGGTGAAGCCCTGGCTACTAGCGAAGAAAGCCCACGTAACCGAATGCTTTCCCGTACCCACCGCACTATGATCAACCTCTCCCGACCCCGCGACTACCGCCTGTTGTGGGTAGCCGCTATCCTGCTTATCACCGCCAATGTGATTATTTGGCGTCATCTCATCGACCCCGCACAATAGCGGGGTTTCTTGCTCACTCACTCACTCACCGGAACAACCTATGAAGCGCGCTTATCCAAGCCCATTCTATACCGAAATCGAACGCTTGTACACCGAAGCCCATGCAGCGGGCGAAAAACCGTTATACCTGGATATAGGCAAACAGGCGTTAACCACGTTGGGCATCCCGCAGGTCGGCAGCGATAAAGACCTCAGCTCGGCAGTAAGTGGCTACTTTCGCCGGGGCCGGGGGAAAGAGGTGGTGGCGTCAACCCGCGCCGAACGGTTAGCCGAAGCTCACCCGTTTCTGAAAGAGCAGTGCGACGCCATCGGCCTACCAATTGAAAAGACCGACCGTTACTGGACAAAGACCGGCGATGTGAGCGTGCTGACGGTAGTAGAGAAAGATCCGGTTATCGTAGGTTATGAGGAAATCAAACGGCAGATACTGGAAATGACATCGACGCACGCCCCGGCCTATCCGCTCATTAACCGCCTGCCCCTTAAAACGGAACACCTGTTTGTGGCGGACCCCGCCGACCCGCACTTTGGCAAGCGGGGACACGTGGAAGAATCGGGCGAAGAGTATAACCTGCGCATTGCTGAGCGGCGATTTTTGGAAGGAACGGAAGGGCTGATACAGAAGGCGTTACCGTACAACCCCGAGAAGATTGTGTTTGTCGGGGGTAACGATATAATGCACGTAGACAACCCCCAGAACACGACCACGGGCGGCACCAGGCAGGATACGGCCGCACTTTGGCACGAAAGCTACCTGTCGGCCCTCCGCGGCAACGTGGGGGCTATCGACCGGCTGTTAGAGGTTGCCCCGGTTCATGTAGCGTTTTGCCCAAGCAATCACGATTTCCAGTCTGGCTTTATGCTTTTTCAGAACCTGAAAGCCTGGTATCGGCATTGCCGGGACGTAACGTTCGACGCTACGATAGCCCCGCGCAAGTACGTTCAGTACGGCGCTAGTCTGATCGGTTTTGCGCACGGCGACGGGGCGAATGAGAAGGACTTGACCGACCTGCTTAAGAAAGACGCAAAGGCCGCGTGGGCGCAAAGCAAATACGCCTACTGGATATTACACCACCGCCACCACAAGGACAGGAAGGGGCGCAAAGGGTCGCAGACGATTCAGATGGAGAAAGACCACATCGGCGTAACGGTCATGCACACTGGCTATAATCTGGAGCCTGAAGATTACTGCCACGTCGAATACGTCCGCTCTATGTCGGGGCCGGATGCGTGGCATAACAAGTCCGGTTTTACGCACGCCCTTCAGAGTATGGAGGGATTTATCTTTGATCCCTATCAAGGGCAGGTAGGCAAAATCCACCATACTTTTTAACCGCCATAACACACAGACCATGAAAGATTTCCTTTATGATATACTAATAAGGCCGTTTTTGAACGGCGATTCATTCGGCTACTTCTTGGGCGTATGCATGTGGATATGCGTACTGCTGATGTTGGGTCTACTACTTATCGGTGTTCTGTACGTGGCGGATAACGTTGGGATGCCCGTAAAAGAGGGTAAGGGCGTTGTTATAGGCAAGCGCATTGCTCCTGCTCATACGACAACGACGTGGGTAATGAGCGGCAAGGTATTGGTACCTGTAATCACGCGCCATCCGACTGTGTGGTATCTTGATATACAAGTAGACGCGCAGACCGACGAAATGCATGTGTCTGAGGCCCGCTACAACAAAACACCGATAGGCAAAACGGTTCAGTGCAAATACGTTCTCGGGCGACTTTCTGAAGACCTTTATATCCGAGAAATTCGGTAGCAAACGCCTACTAATTTCCCCGCTAAACACTTGCACAAGTCGCTGATTTTGTGTAAGTTGAGGTATGAAGACAAAGGAAATACTGGCCAACGAATACGCTAGGTCTATCACAAAAAACGAGACTTACCGCAAGTATTTATTTGACTGCTATTGCCAAGCATGGGATGTCGCTTTGGATTGGGCGGCTGAGAATGCTCAGGCTTACATAGGCGTATCTGACGAGCCGTTAGTCTCTAAAGGATCCATACAAAAAGGCAAGACTGAGTAACACCCCACCGCAACCGCACCCATGAAACCCACCGCCCTACTTCTCTGCCTCCTCCTCGCTGCCCCCGCGACGGCGCAGGATACATGCTACGTCGCCCCGCCTTCCTGGCATGGGCACGACTCGCTGAGCGTCTACGAACGCCGGGAGCATGAGCGGCTTGTGGTGCGTAACGCGGAGCTGCAAGAGCAGAACGAGCGGCTGCAATCGGGCACTGGCCGGTTCGTCTTTCTCGCCCTGCTGATCGCCGTCGCAGCGGTCGCAAAATCGATGGTTAAATGACTGAATTAGGAACCCGCCACAACCAGGGTAAGCTACGCTGGACACTGATCGACTTTGCCGCGCTGAAGCCCATGGTGCAGGTATTGATGCATGGGGAGGGCGTGTATGGTACACACAACTGGAAAAAGGGATTTAAGGCGACTGATATTATCGACAGCCTACTGCGCCATATCTACGCGGTGCTGGGTGGGGAATTGATCGACCCGGATAGTAAGCTGCCGCACGTCGGACATATACTTGCGAACGCGATGTTTCTAAGCTACATGCTCCTGTTTCGACCCGATATGAATAACCTACCCAAGAACGAAGATGGAAACGATAGCACCCCCACCGCTCAACCTGACCGTTGACCTGCTCCGCGACTGTGGTGTTGGCGACATTGCAGCTACGCGGTTTATGCCGGTTCTGAACGAATTATTGCCTTACTACAGCATTGATACCCATTTGCGGGTGTCGCACTTTCTGGCGCAATGCATTCATGAATCGGCGGGCTTTACGGCCCTGCGGGAGTTCGCGTCGGGCAAACAGTATGAAGGGCGTAAGGACTTGGGCAATACTGAACGGGGCGACGGCGAGCGATTCCGTGGTAGGGGTGTTTTGCAACTGACGGGCCGGGCTAACTATACGGCGTTTGCTAAAAAGTTCGGCATCGACTGCGTGAACAATCCGGCGCTACTTGAAATCCCCCGTTGGGCGCTGGCGTCGGCGCTCGACTATTGGAACGTAAGGCGAATCAACCAATGGGCTGATAAAGACAATGTACTGGCGGTGTCGCAGATTATTAACCTGGGATCGATACCACGCCCCGGCTCGAAGCGGCAACGCATCCCAAACGGCTACGATCACCGCGTACGGGCGACGGAATGGTGCAAGGAAGTACTCGCGCCGGTTTTCTCAGACACAAAAAAATAGCCCGGTTTGTGGCCGGGCTGGGGGTTATGGCTTACGCACCAAAAAAAGACTCGATAACCCTTTCGGGTATAATGTAGCCAACCTCTTTTTTGAGGTGGTCAGCAAACGCACTGATTAGGTTCATGTTGCGCTCAGTGCGGGCCATTAGCTCATCGTCGGTTTCTTCGATTTCGGTAATGAAGTGGTCAATCATCTGATTGAATCCTTCCGGTTTTTCGTAGTCATTCATCTCGTCTCCCCGCTTACCGCCCGGTCGGCGTTGGTTTGATTTCCTTTCTGGCCAGCTCCAGCAGCAGCAGCCCGGCCGCTTCGACGGGTGAGGTGTGGCTCGTGAAATGTGCTGTCCGCCCACTCCATATGTGGTAGTAGTACATATCCCATACAAGCTGACCCCCTCGCTCTTCCGGGCCAATAATCAAGTCTGCCCCATCGCACAGACTCACCGACAGCACCGCCAGTAGCTCGACCAGATCCGGCGCAGGGACGATCTCGTTACCCGCAGCGCGCAGCGGCTCAATCTCGCTAGTCAAGCACAGCGGGGTTACGTTCCCTGCCGGGCAGTAGCTGTACTCGCTCGCAACCCGCACCCCGGCACCGCCCAGGGCGCGGGCGGTTTCGTAACTCAGGTGCTTATGCATGTCAATAGCGGGCGTTAGTCAGGCGAGCGTCTAACTTTTCATGTGCCGTGTGGTGCTTATCGTAGTCTACCTTGAGACGAGCAACCAGATCATTTCTTTGCCTTTCCAGCTCTTCTATCTCTTCGAGTTCAAAGTGGGCAGGGGTCTCCTCGTCAACAAGCGCTATGGCAAATGTTAGCACCTCATCTAAGTACCACGCCTTAATTTCAGCTTTGCTCAATTTCTTCCTCATCATCTGTTTAGTTTACTTTCCAGAATTTCCTTTATCACATCGCCGTGACAGGCTTTGGGTTTGCAGTAGCAAACGAGGTTCAGATTGCCCTGTTTCGCTTTGGCGTAGAGGCGGTTCAGCTCCGCACAGATGTTTACATCGCGCCGGGCAATAGCCGCGTTTATGTACAGTCTGTACAGTTCAATCACCCGCTCGCGGTCCGCTTCACCGTCCATCTTCGCCGGGTTGCCCAGCAAGGATGGCCTGCCGATATACACGTCATCGGCGGAGGGCTTGTGTTTGTGGCGGTTAACGACGGTGATCATAGCTATTTAGCGAACCAAGCCACATGTGTAGCGTCTTGAGGCTCGGAAGAAAATACCTCGTCGGTCGGACAGTACAGATTGTCCTGTACCCAATACCCGCTCCCGTCGTTTGTAGAAAAGCATTTGTCCTTATATTCCACTAGCCAGTCCTCTACGGTTAATACTAAGAGGTCGTCGTCTAACAAATCGCCTTCTGCGTTGCAAATATCCTGAGTGTATGTTCGTGTCATGTGTGTATTACTGATTCATGTAATCATAATCTCGCCTTTCGCACTTTCCATTGTGCCACATATCCCAATCTCGACTACCCTCTTTATAGGGGTTCCGCTTTGTGTGAGGTAACAGTCCTTGCTTAAAAGCAATCATGTCGCGCCGAGTCATCTTTAACCCATCTGCCATAATGCAAGCGTAGGTAACGTCTCTGCGCTTAACCTTTTGCTTGCTCATTAATCGTCTAAGTGTGGGTCTCATCGTCTGTTTTAGTTTTTCTTCTTCGCCTTGCGCTGATGCGCTACCCAAAAGTTCTCGAACGAAACGTAGAGGATCGCCCCGCTTACGGCCCCCGTCACAAACGGGAGTACGTGGTTGATTATGTCGGCTAGTGCCATACCCTTAATATACTCATTTACAGTGACTTTATCAAATTAATCAGATGTCGATGCAGTTCCGCGTTGGACTCAATAAGCGGCTCCTATCCCATACGGCGGATCGACTATAGCTAAGCTATATTGCTTATCCTTCATCTGCGCCATTGCCGCCATGTTATCGCCGTGAAAAATGCGGATATTGCCGGTCTGATATACTAGGTTGCTCATCGTGTTACGTGTGGTTAGGTGTTCTTGATTCGGTACTGTATCGGCTCGATCCGTCCCGACCGGCGTCGGGCTTCGATCAAGCCCCGATTGCGGAGCCTGCGGATGATCCTGGTTGAGTGGGACTTGCTGAGATTTAACTCTCGGGCTAAATCAACCGAGCTGCTAACGCGCTGCTCCCGAAACAGGCGCAAGGCCCGCACGGTAGCAGCTTCGGGCTTGCTGGCGTTATGCGCCGGGCAGTATCGGAACTGGTTGCGGTTGTCGATGCGAGGCAACTTCTCGACCAGTCCCCGCTCGACCAGATCCCGTACCACGTGCGCGGTATGGAAGTACGTGGCGTCAATCACTGCTGCCAACTCGGTAAGCCCCATCGCGTCAGGGTAGCGGGCGGTCAGCACAGCCAGTGCGCGAAGCTGGGTATGGGCGTAGAAGGCAGTCATGGCGTGGCGGTCTTGAGTCGGTAGAGTCGTTTGGTCTTGTGTCCCTTGCGACGGATCGTATCGATACGCCCCCGGCTCTTTAGCTCCCGCACGAGGTGATAGGCGTACGAGGGCGACAGATTAGCCGACTCGGCTATATCGTCTATTGTGCGCGGCTTTCGCTGTTGCTTCAGTGCATCGAACAGGCGGGTCAGCGCGGGACTTTCAACGGTCGCGTTATGCTCAGGGCAGTACGTGATGTAGCGCATGTTTTGCCTGCCGAACGTGCGGGTAACGAGACCGGCCTCGGCAAAGGCGATACAGATACGGGAAACGCTATGGTAGAAGATTCCCGTTTCGGCGGATAATTCAGCCAGCGTTTTCGGCTGCGGATAAGCCGCCATAAGCGCGTCTAATACTTTACGTTGGGCGACAGCGTTACGGGGTATCATCGCGGTATACCCATCAGGGCGGTGTATTGAGCCAGCAACCACCAGACAGCGTAGAACACCACGCCCCAGCCCAGCAGGGTTAGCGCGACGTTCACCGCCCGGTCGCTCAGGGCAACGCGGGCGGCAAGGGTGAGGAGTTTGTTCATAGTGTATAGTCTTTTGGAGGTTCGGGTAATAGCTGCCAGTGGGTAACAGGCGTGTCAGGTACACGGCATTCGTCTAGTAGCACCCACTTATCGTCAACATCCCACATGCCGGACGTGATATGTCCGTCTTCTTTTGGCAGGAATACCAACACGCCCAGGTTCTTAGGCGGCTTTTGAATTGACGCATCAGTCCACTCATCTTTTACTTTGAGCGCAAATCGGTGCGTGTTGAACGTGACATCGAAGAATGATTCACGCATCCAGCCGATAACCCGCTCCTTATCGCTAAGGCCCGCATCGGTAGCCCAATACGTCTCTTTAAAGTCAGTGTACCAATCCTGCTGATCTTCCTTCCAATCATCAGGATCATAGGTAGCCGCAGGCTCGAAAGCCAGGTTATCGTTTAGTATGTAGCAAAACAGGGGGAAGTTCATGTCTCTAACGGTTTTGGTTATACGTTCTCAAAAACGGCGCAACAATTACCCCGGACAGCCCGGTTACGGCAACGGCTACGGTCGCTACCGGCCAGCGGCTGTAGCACTGCCAGACGAGTAGCCCGGCCAGCAGCACGAGGGCGAACACGGGCAGCAGCAACACAGGGTGCGGAGGTCTGCGTCTAGCGGACATCCCCCTCCCCTTTCTCCCAGGCGGGCCAATAGCCGGGAAGCGCAAAAACGCGATCTACGGCGTTATCTTTTACGCGGGTGAGGAATCGTACCACTCGGGCCGCGAACGCGCGCCGTGGTGCATTTATGTGCGTCGGGCGGGCTTTCCAGCACGCGTGGTCCTGTCCGTGCTCGGGTGCGTACTGAAAACTGTACTCGAGTTTTCGCATGAAATCGTAGAGGTCGTGAACGTGTCCGGGCTGTTCCCGGCGCAGGGTGATTCGCAGGTAAGCGGCTAGTAGGGTCATGGTGTGGGGGTGGTTATTCTAAGTGGCTTTCGCAGGCTGTATCTGATGGCGCTATCCAAAACATGTAGTATTCACAGATGTGTCCATCCGGAATCCCTAGTTCAATATTCCGGCACGTCTCGCAGGTTTTACCCTCGATCTTTTCTAGTTCTTCGTATTTGGTTTCCATCTTGCGTATCGGGGTTTACGGCGCGGGGCACAAAAAAGACCGGGGCGATTGCTCCGGTCTTTTGCTATCCACACCTGAAAAAGTTGCTTACTAGGGAATCACCCGAACGCTAGTCGGCGTCCAGTACGTCAAGTCCTCATATACCTTGTTAATCTCTTGCGCAAGGGCATTAAGGGCCGTTTCTGGTATTAATTTAACCCTATCAATAACATCGAAACTTTCGTCGCTTATATCTTCGCGTCCTTCTACATAATCTTCGATTAACCCCCTGATTGTACGAGCGTCAATCGTGAACTTTACCGGCTCGGTTTCGCAAATCCAGTAGGCGAAATCGCGTAGATCCTCTTCATCTACATCATCGAGGTCCTCTACATAAGAATAACCATCTCTAATACAGAGACTAAACCCTTTGGCTAAAGCCTCATCTACGGTCATTGTTTTTTCCTCATTCATCGTGTCTCTATCGGTTAACGAGCGGAGAAAGAAAGAGCCGAAGCAATGCCCCGGCCTTTGCGAACTCCTCTCAAATTGTTGTGCGTGTTAATCGGCAGAGGCCAGTCGTTGTAACCTATCAATCTCCGCAGCGATAAGCGCGCCCGCTACGGTAAGTTGCCCGATGCGGTCTTTCTTTAGAATGTTGTTGTAGTAGTCGTCTTGCCCCCATGGCCATACATCCAACGGATATAAAGGCCCGGCGACAGTATTATACCGCAAGTCCTCATCCATTACTATGCAGGCTATAGCGGCTGTAGGTAATTCGCCATACGTATACGCGTCGTCGTGTTCCGGCGTCCATTCGTGTTTTGATGTGTGTTCTTCTCGCTCAATGGCGATTAATTCGGCTCCTGTTTTCATACTGCTTCGGGTTTTGCTCTTGCGTTCTCTTTCTCCTTGTACGCCTGCCACGCGGCAAGCAATCGCTGCACTTCCTCCCCGCTGGCCGTCTCTTCGGTTGTGGGGTAGTAAAAGCCCATGTGCGCGGGCCATTTCGTGGCGGGCCTGACGAGCGCGGCAATGACGGCGCGAAACTGCCGAAACGGTTCCCGCCGATCGGCGACCAGCTGCTGGCCAAAATCGCCCGGCTCCGTCAGCACGACGCCCGCTACCGTCTCGCGTTCGTAGCAGAAGTTGAGCACCGTGCCGATGGGCACGGCGGGCGCGTTGAGGTTAGGCGGGAGTGCCATGATTGGGGTACCATTTTGAGGTGTGCAATACCTGGTATCGTAGGCGCTCAACTTCCTTTTTAGTAAGACAAGCGTGAACCAAATCATCTTCAAACACAGCTTCAAGTCGCACAATAATGACAAGGTCGCTAGTGACGGACTTAACCATGCAGACTTCGGGCGGCCCCCAAAAGTTTGTTACAAAAACTTCATTAATCTTTGGCGCGGGCATATCCTTGCGTGTTAAGCGTTGAAAATATCCAGGCAATACTTCTCGCTGGCCGGGAAATACCCGTTTGCCCCGCCTAGTGCGAGGTGCCGGTAGGTCTGTTCGATACAGGCCCGGCCGGGCTGATAGCGAAGCACCGCACTAGCGGGTATGCCGGTGCGGGTTAAGTAATGTGCTAGGCTCATAGGTGTAGAAGGGGTGTTATACAAGTGATAGTTGACCTGCCTGCTTAGCGCTCGGCGGGGTGGCGGGGGCTGCCTGCTTACATGACTTACGGGCGACCAGCATCACGCAGCCAATATTCGTACCCTCGAAAATCGGATCGTCCTTGTCCGATTCGAGCAGGCGCATTTCCCACAACAGGCACCGCCCGTCCAGTCGATCCTGGAACGCCCGATCGTCGTAGAGCTTGGGGGACGTGATGCACAGCAGCAGCCCGCCTGGCACAAGCACGTCCAGCATCCTATCGATGTGGCGCTTTTCGTGCCGAAAGGGCGGATTAGCCAGTAGCAGATCAAACCCCGTCTCCGTGCCTTTCTCAAAGTCGTCACCCAGGTAGGTAGCGTTCATGCCGAGCCGCTTGACCTCCCGTTCGAGTATCTGCCGATTCTCAGGCATTAGCTCATAGTAGTACAGGTTGGTGTACCCTTCCAGCCGCAGCCGCTTGAGCAGGTCGCCCCGTCCGGCTGATGGATCGCCTACCTTTGCCGTCCGTACGTCATGCAGTTCCCAGGGGCGAATACCGCACTCCTGGGCGAACTGAAACAGGTTGTGACTTAGCCAGGCGGGGGTAGAAAAGTAGTGGTACTTACTATCCAGCTTGGTAAATACCCCCGCCCGAAATTCAGCCAGGCGTTCGGTGGGGTTGAACGGAAACCGCCAGGCTTGCACTGGCTTGACCCACTCCCCGCCCAGGTTCAGCAAAGGGCGGTAGACCTGTTCGGTATAGAGCTTCTTGGGTAAGGGCGTATCGGGGAGAAACAATAGGTGTCCCTCAACCCGGCACCCTGCCCAGAACTCGCTAAGTGATGGCGCGGCTGTGGTGTTCATATTACAGGCGCGAGTTGGCTTCGTCCTGAAGCATTTGCGGCAGGGCTAGATATACTTCAAGAGGCAGGCTGAGTCCGGACTCAGCCGATACCATATTCTTGAGTGCATAGGCGCAACTGGCTTTGAACGCTTGGTTTCGAATATTACGATTACCGACGTGGCTCATAACATCAATTGTTGCCCTTAGCTCGTCTATGTTCATAAGAGCCAGTCGCTCCCGTATTTCGGCTAGTTGCTTGCTGTAGTCTGCGCTCATGATGGTTCGTGCTGGATTCTGTGATTGAATACGCTACGCTGTTGTCCGCGTAGCATGATGATCGAGCGCGTTTTACCGTCTTTCTTGACGAACGACGTTTGGTGTTCAATGCCGTAGTCGTCGTAGATAATCCGGTCGCCAGCGCGGAAGGGTCGCCCGCTGCGTAGCTTCATGCCCACGCTACCGATAGCGGGCAGGTGGTTGGTGTGATTGGTTGTCATGGCTTTTGTCGGCTTAGGTGGTTAATGGCTGCGGTAGATATAATCTTGTAGTTGGGGCGTATGTCGCTATCAGCTATCTGCTGGATAATCTCATCCATCGTGTGCCGCGTCGGTTCCGCTTCAAGCTGAGCTATTTGCTCTCGTAGTGACCGCTTGAACTCACTTATCTGTTCAGGCGAGGGGTGAGTGTTGAAGCAAAGCCACGCTTCAGCTTCTTTGAGAAATTCGAGCGTTGTCATCTTGTCTGGTGTGTTATCTACGGGCCTGGAAACAGAATCGCCCCCGACACAGCCAGGGGCGATTACTCGTGATTCCTAAACCCTATACTACATGAAAACAAACTGAACTCTCAATATCAAAACGGTAGCTGATCGTCCTCATCATTCCCAAATGACCCGTTATGTACGGGATCTGGCTCAACCGTGCGTTGTACGGGCGGCTTCGCTTTGGGTGCGCCTACTTCTGAATCGCCCGCTGGCGTGATCTTATAGCCAGACACGGATGTAAAGTACCGTCCGTTATGCTCGCGGCTGGACAGGTCGAACGCCACAGTTACCTCCTGCCCCTTCTTGAGCTTCATCAAGTCGTCACCTTTGTCGCCCCAAAACTCGATAGCTACCTGTTTGGGGTATTGCCCCAGCGTTTCGATGACCATGCCGCGTTTAACGAGCGGGCCTTTCTTGCCTTCAATCGTCTCCTTCGGTAAACTTTTAAGCACTGTACCTGTAATTTCCATCGTGATTAGTCGTGTTAAAGATTAGCTGTTCAGGCTGGATTTGAACCAGCGACCTGCTGTCGAATTATCTCACTCATTGCCTTGCGTCAGACAACCTCACCGCGAGTTTTGCAACTGCTCTACCGCTGAGCTACTGAACAGTATATAATTATTTATTTCCTAGGTGCTGTGTCTGGGCTCTATACCAGTTTGCCTCGCCTGTCGGCCCCCTGCCGGGGCCATGTACGCTATGTCGTATCGCTCAGGCTTCAGTCTCAGGAGGGTGCAGCATTCGTGTCGGGTGCGCTTTCCGCCAGGGGTCGCCTGGGTCTATCCTCGTCTGAGCGTGTGTTGCTCTGTTTGATGATTCAAAGGTAAACAAACGTTTATAGAAATCCTAACAAACGTTTAAATATTAGTAAACATTTGTTAATAATTGATTTTTCGGTAGGCAACAAAAAAACCCGACCACAACGCAGCCGGGTTTTAAGCATTCAGTCTATGTTACGAGATTGATGTACTGAACTCGTATTCTACGATTCGCCGGTGGTGGGTGTCCTCGTAGACGCGTATCAGGTTGAATATCATTTCGCCGTCAGGCTTGTACGAAGCCAGTACTACTTTAGGCGGGTCGTTGGTAAACTTTACCTCAGCCTCTAAACCAGCCAGTACCGTAAATGGCGAATCGTAATAATCCAGGTTATTGAAATACTGATCGAGAAACGATTGCAGGTTACTGATGCGTAGGTGGTTAAATTCCCGCATCTCTTTCCTGTTTTTAGGCTGAACAATTTCAAGCGGGCGTACGGGTGGTGTTGGTATTTCAGGTAGCGAAAGTGCCATATTATTTTCATCGAATAACTTCGATTCAGTTATCGGCTCGCCATCTTTATTAAAGACGCTTTCATATAATCTTGCGGAATAGCCATACCCTGTTTCACTGATCGATTCGGCGGTGTGGTCCTCTTCAAACATTCTCAGCGAAACAACGCTCATACCAAGCGCACCAATAACTTTTTCCAAATCGGATTTATTAGTTACATCAATACGAAACCCATCCTTGACCGCTTCAAATTTTAAACCCCTTAATTCTCGCTCGGCTGGCGGATCGTTGGTGGTAATGTTAATAGCGTAGCTACCATTATTTGATTTCGTAACTACAAGCTGTAAAATACTATCATCAATAAAGTGCATCACGCACTCACTTTTTACGGGTGTATCGATCCCGTCTGAATCAAAAACACAATTGTACTGTAACATAGAATTACTGGTTTAACGTGAAAAACAATTTACAAATCCGTTATCACAATGACCATCATTTTAGGCCCGTTGCGCTTAATCTTTACCTGTTCATAGTGGCGCTCAACCAATACCTCGTTGGTATCTTCTGCGAGTACGCCCCGCCGTACTAGGGCATCAACAAGTGGCTTTGCCCCGCCCCGGTAATTGTCATCATCGAGGCTTTGGCCGGAACAGTGGCGGTATAGTTCGAGCCGTACCGGGCCTTTGTGCTGATTACGGGTTGCGGCTGCGATTAACCATTCAAACCTCTTTCGCAGGGATACCTCGACAAAGCGCCCATTCTTGCGTAGCAATTCGTTAAGGCTGGGGGTTACCTCATTTGGAATCACTATCTCGGTGCGCAGCTTGCCGTATGTGGATGGGGTCTCGTCGGCTATATTCATTTCTTGGCGGGCTTACTGAGTTGGATTTCTTTGGCGTTGCGGAGGTTGGTCAGGAGTTTAATTCATTCCGGATTAGGCTCCTGTTTTTCTTCTTCTGATTTAAGGTAATTATTGATACCTAGCAGGGTCATGCTCTCGAAGTTGGGGCGTTTAGTGGTGTTCATGGCCAATTAGTTTTTGGTGAGATTCGGGACAGATTACTTTGGCCACAGCTATCTTATTCCAAACTTTTGGGGCAGGCGGGAATAGCTCCCATAGGTGGCATAAATACCGCGGCACATGCACAACGGGCAGCGTAGAGGGCAGGGCGACTATAGCAACCGGCTCCGGCCGGGGTGGGGCTGGTTTAGCCGCGGGCGCGGGTGGTAGAGGTTCGGGCTGCTGACGGTAGCGGGATCGTAGTTGCATGGCTATTAGTTATTGTTCGCGTTGACGTGGTGCATGATAGCTACCTGGCTGAGTGGGCTTTTGCCGTCTTCGTAGTAGCGGTTGGTTTTGCGGTCGAATGTCCAGAACACACTACCCGGCGTACCGACGAGCTTCTGACGCTTAATCTTCTTGACGTGAATCTCTACGCTGGTGTCCTTTGGCTCCCGGCTCTGGTTAGGCCGGTAGACGCTGATAAAGTTGTCGGTCTTGTTGATCCACATGGCCCCGTTGGCGATGTCGTAGGCGTCTACTACGTCGTATTCCCCATCCTTGTTCTTCTGCATCGGCTTAGGGTGAGCCACGGTGATATAGCACAGTTGATGCTCACGGGCCATGCGTTGCCGGGTCGATACGAATACTTCCAAGTACTGATCGTCCCGCATCGAAAAGTCCCGGCTCAATTGGTTGAACGGGTCAATCAGAACACCCGCCAACCCGTGTTTCTGGTGGAGGTGAAGCATATTAGCCTCTACCTCTTCGATGGTGTGGGAGGTATCGGGGTAGATGAAAAAGAAGTGTTGCTGAATAAAGTTAGCCCCCTGCTCGTACTCGTCTAAGGTCATTTGCCCCTTATAAGTCGGATCGGTCGATTTACCGACGAGGGTATGAATCAGCGTATCGTAGAACTCATCGGCGGGGTACGACTCGGGGCTAAAGATGGCCCATTTCCAACCGGCGTAAACCGATTTGATAAGCATCATCTGCAAGATCCACTCGGATTTACCCGATCCCGGACGCCCCGAAAGCAGCGTGTGCTCGCCTTTTTTCCAGGTAAAATGTTCGTCAAGACCTTCGAAGTGGGTGGTTTCTCCGCGGGCTTTTCCCTTATGAAACCCCTCATCCATTAGCTCCCATACATCAGCCAGGTAGATAACCCCGTTGCGGGTTTCGGTCTTGGGGATGGGCTGCTCTTCCGGCGTCTGTTCGTAGATCGGCACCCGCTTCCCGTACTCGATCCCATCGCGGATGGTGCGAAAGGCTGTTTGTTTGTCATCGACATTGGCCTTGTTTTCAATCTCAGCCTCCAGCATTCGGATCGCTACCAGCTCATCGATAAGCCCCGCAGCTACGTAACCGCCAGCCAGCCGGGACGCCTTTAGTAACGTTTCGTGCTTTCCCCCATCGGCTGAGTTGCGAATCATGGCCGCGCACAGATTCAGCTTCCCGTAGTCGGTGCGGGTCGCCGTCTTGCCGGTAGGCGGGGGCGTGGGCCGGGCCTTATCTTCGGGGGCGATGTAGTCGGTGAATTCGGCAAATTCATCGCCTACCCAAATGTTTGGATCGTAGCTATCAAAGCATATACGGCTTTCGTTGCAGCTTGTCGAGTCCAGTACTTCAAACTCCCGCAGGATGGCCGCGTAATGGCCGCGGTGCTGCGATTTTACCGCGGGTATCCGGGCAACCGCCTTTACGCCCGTACCGGACGGCGATATGAACGCGCAGGCTAGATAGGGGTATTGTTGCAAGCTATCGCGGAACAGGCCCGGATTATCGATGTTTAGCGCGTAGTAGCCGGGCTTGTCCGGGCTTTCGATCAGCCGCGTTCCCTCATGGCGGGCCTGCCAATCGACGGCATCCCGAACGGGGTAGAATTTCTCGGGCTTATGGTCGAAGTCCAGCACGATAAAGCCCGAGTGTGAGGTCATGCTATCATCGTCCCGGCGCATGAACTGCCCTGAAAAACAGATGCAGGGCAATAGCTTTTTGAGCCGGGACGCTTCTTTTGGGTCGAGGCAAGTCCGTAATTCTTCGATCTTGGTTTTGATGGCCCCCGTTTTGATCCGCTCGACTACTTTTTCGAGGGTAACAAAAAATGGCTTATCGGTGTGGGCGAAATCGGCGAAGATGGTAAACTTATTCATCAGAAAGGTAAGGTTTGTGTAGTAGATGATTTAGGGCTGTTTGATCGGGCGTTAGCCAGGGCGGCTACTCGTTCCGGGTCGCGTAGGTCGCTGTAGGTTTCGGCGTTGGGATTTGGGGCGGCCCGTTGGGCAGGGGGGGGTTGGTTGTTACGTTGCCCGCGGTTGAGTCGCTGCTGATCTTCAGCGACGGCGGTTAGTACCCACTGGTTGATGGCTCCGTAGTCAGATGCGTACTTTTTGCCGTTGGCCAGTTTGTAGGCATCGAGCTTGTCGAGGCAGAGGTCGGTTATTTGTTGTCCGTGTTTTTCGATCAGCGTCGTGTATTCCTGTTCGGTCAGTTTTACCCGTTCCCGGTAGGCGGTTTTGTCTGACTTAACTGCCAAAGGAGTCCGGCGCGGCTTTTGCTTTTTCCGTATGGAAAAAGTTATCTGTTTAGAATTGGTTAGTAATGTGTTAGTAACTGGTATTGCTCTTCCCGTGGGGGAAAATGGAATTTCCCACAGGGTAAAATCCATTTTACTGTAGAGGGAAATGCATTTTACCTCCGGGGAAAATGGTATAGAAAGCAGTAAACAGCCTTTTTCGGTTAGTGCGTACCATTTTGTCCGGTCCATTTTCTTTTCGTTATAGTTGCCGGTCATGATGTACCCATCCTTTTCGAGCCGATCCAGTACGCCCCAAATTTCTTTTGGGCTGAGGTAGGGGTACTGCTCATTGAATGACTTCACCGTATTGTAAGTCCAGTAGTGACCATCGAAATAATGGCGCTTATTGGCCCGGTTTTGGTGGTGCCAGAACGAGAAGTGATTAAGAAAAATAGCCTCCCGTAACCCCAGCTTTTCAGCTACCGCCACGGAAAAAGAATGGGTCTGACTCATTACGGTAGTTGATTCAGCCGTTCGTGCAACTGCCGACGAACGGTGCCTTTCATCATGACATTTTCAAGCACCCATAACAGCCATGATTTATCGGTAATGGCCGATATGGGGGTGCCTTTGTACTTGCCGATGTAGCAAATAGGTTCGCTGTGCTGAGGTAAAAACTTAATGAACGATCCGCAGCTATTGCAGTCAGCCCGAATGTGCGGACCCGAATTGGATGTGCGATAGTCATCTACTGCCCCGCATTTAGGGCATTGAACGGTGTGGCTCATGTGTTAGGGAGTTAAGCGCCGATCAGTTGCCGAACCTCCTGGGTGGTGGCGGCTTGCAGGTCGTGGTTCACTTTGCGGTTCTTAACAACTTGCTTCACCGCGTCCCAGATAACCTCGTTATAGTCGGCTTCGGGGCTGGTCACCACTAAACGAATGTAACCCGGATCATAAACAATACCCTGCTCTAAGAGTACCGTTCGTACTTCTTGTGTGTACCTAGACCCTTTAATTTGGCCGTACAATAACTGTTTGGCCTCTGTGGAGTACTTTTTTGTTGTGGTTTTCATGATTCTTGTTTACGTTTGACAAACGTTTGTAAGGCCGATAGGCTGAACTCATTGAGCAAATATAAACAAACGTTTACGAAAGCGCAAACAAACGTTTAAAACTTTTTCACGTATGGAAATGAAAAAAGAAAGAGCCAGGGAAGCACTTAGTGTTTTTCTGAACTCTCAAAAAGGGGGATACAAAGCGGTCGCCGGGAAGATTGGCCTGTCCGATATGACCCTGTATCACATGATGGTGGGGCGCAACGAGGTTACGTTCAAAACGCTTCAGGCGCTGGCCGAACATTACGGCGACGAGTTCACGCCAACGCTTACGCAGGTCATGGGACTAAGGCCCGAAGATTTCCCGGTGCCGGATACCTTTGTTCCGGTTGAGCAGCTTAAAGAGAAAGAGGATCGAATTCAGCAGCTTCAAGAAGAGATCGCCCAACTCAAAGAGGAGATGAAGGAGATGAAAGCTGACTACCGGGAAATTGCCAGGGATTACAAGGAACTGGCGAAACTAAATTTTCTAACGCCCGTTCCTAGTATCACCCCTTACGAGCACGATCAGTTTCAGCAGGCACCCGTCGTCGTTAAGCGTAACCCGGTAGGCTTCGAGGTTGGCAATGTTAAGCCAGTCGTCAGTCAGTTGATCGGAATTATGCAGACGCTGGGGATCACTGAAGAGAACGGAACCTACGTAGTTCCAGCTCGCCAGATCAAGCCGTAA